GCGGTTCATTGGACAACGTTGAGGATGCCATCGCCCAACTGGACAGCGCAGGTAGGCCATACATCATGTTCCTTTTATCTACAATGACCGACGGAAGAATCATTACCCAACTCACGCCCAATGCGAAACAGCTGTTTAGGGACATGTACGAGGAAGGATCACTAGACGAACTACTGGAGACCGCGCTTTATGGAGAGGAATGAGGACACCGTCATTGTCGGAATCGACAACGGAATAAGCGGTGGCTTATGCGCCGTCAGCAATTGGAGTGGCGACGTCATTGCGTACACAGCGATGCCCACCAATACGTTTGACGGCAAGACCGAAGTTGATGTCTATGCTGTACTGCGGTGGCTCCAACCCTATTGCAAGAACCTTGTTGTCTGCATCGAAGAGCCTTTGAAACACGCTAAATCCTCGCAAGCGATGAGGTCCATGAGCATCTCGTTCGGCAAGATCTTAGGCGCGTGCGAAGCGAAACAGTATGCAGTGCGCAGGATACAGGTGAAGGAGTGGCAGGATGTCATGCTCGGCAAGAGACTTGCGAAAGGCATGACCAAAGTGGCTGCGCTCAAGAAAGCCAACGATCTGTGGCCAAAAGAAAAATGGCTTGCGTCAAGCCGCAGTAAAATTCCCCATGACGGAATAGTTGACGCCGCTCTAATTTCCCGATACTATAGGGACACCGAACCATGAACCGCACATACATCATCGACGCCCTCACGGCTATCCTTGAGGACATCCTCCGCTACAAAATGAAACTGCCGATGGCAGCAGAGCTTGAGGCGTTCTTTGAACCAGACGAGTTTGAGGTGTTCCGTGACATGGTCGGTCAAGAGTTTGACTTGCCGGACGACACCATCGTTGATTCCGCTCAGACCTTTAAGGAACTGGTAGTCCTTTTAGAGGACGAACTTTTTCAATAAAAAATAATTGACACCCCGTCTTTTGTCGGGTAGGTGGTTGGTCGCCATGATTAATACCGTAGGAGCAGGAAAGGGGAGCACCCCTCGCAAAGTAGACCTAACCACTTATTATGAAAACTTCGACGACATCTTCCGAAAAGGAAAAACAGGACACAATACTGAAGGCTCTGAAGAGCGAGTACTTCCGGAAACTCAAGAAGGAGAACTGGCCCAACACGCCGGAACTGACCAAGGAGATTAATGCCCTTGACGCAGCGATCAGAAACCGGAAAGTAGAAATAACACAAGAATAAACGCCATGCCAAAAGACAGTTGCTACAAAAAAGTGAAGGCTCAATACGACGTGTTCCCGTCTGCGAGAGCTAGTCAAGCCATCGCCAAATGCCGTAAGGAGTCTGGCAACGTCCGCAAAAGCGAAAAGGGCGCAGAACTCAAGCGTTGGCAAAAAGAGAAATGGGTTGACCAGAAGACTGGCAAGCCATGTGGTGCTGGCGGTAAGAATGAATACTGCCGCCCCACAAAGCGCGTCTCTAGTGACACCCCGAAAACTTCTGGTGAAATGTCGAAATCAGAGATGAACAAAAAAGTTTTAGAAAAAGCTCGCGTCGGTATGGGCAAGCGTGTATCTCCGCTAAGAAAGTAATCACCAATGAGCACACAATACAACGACCCCAAAGGGCAAGCGGGCTCCCTTAAAGCCCCATTGGGATTAGTCCCGCCGTACGCAATGGAACAGACCTCATGGGTCCACAAGTTGGGTGCAGACAAGTATGGTCCGTGGAATTGGCGTGAGACTGGCGTTTGCGCCAGCACTTATGTCAACGCGATCCTGCGCCATCTGAACGCATGGCGTGACGGCGAATCACTGGACCCTGAATCCGGTATCACGCATCTGGCACACATTGCCTGTAGCGCGAACATCCTCATGGATGCAGAGGTATGTGGCAAGCTACAGGATGACAGGAACAAGCGACCCACTAACGACGAAACTGAGGAAGGTTCTCTGGTAGTGGGTGAGCTACTGACAGTGAGTGAGTTCGCTGACATCCTTAAATGGATTCGTGGCGAAGACGAAGAGCCACCAACTAAACATGTCGAAGACAATAAGCCGTACGAAGACTTTTGGGGTCCGCTTGACGAAGACACCGTACCAGAATACCGCATCCTTAAAGAAGGAGAGCTTATTCAGAGTGGCGATGAGTTTTGGTGTACACTCTACAATGAATGGGTAAAGACAGAGTGGTGTACCTATAACAATCAACGAGTGGGGGGTGATAAGGTGTATCGCCGCCATAAGAGCGTAGATTGTTATGGGCCCAATTTGGTCGCAGATTGCGACCTTAAAGAAGAGCCGTCGATAAAGTATCGCGTCGAGACTGTAGCGTATCGCAAACTAGAAGAAGGCGAAAAACTACAGGACGGTGATGAAGTGTATGTCGGTGAAGACCACTGGTTGCCTGTGTACGTTTCAGATTGGGTGACTCCTTCGATTGTCCGCAACGGAACCTACCGCCGCAAGATCACAGATTGTGATCTTAAACCAGAATCCCCAATCGACGACGAGTGCAAATGTGGTCGCCGTAAAGTTTATCATTGGCTTTACGGGTACATCTGCGAAGACTGCGAAATCAAATACCCAGACCCACAACCATGAACAACGACCGACGAATGAAGATCAGCGTGGAGATTCCACATGAAGGAAGCAAGATGGAGTTCTCGTTTCCGCGAGACGCTCCGCTAGAGGAACTTGTCACAGTGTTCCGGACAGTCATGACCTACATGGCATGGCATCCCGATATCACTGAGTCCATGTTCAAGCGTGAGTTCCTTGAGGACAACTGCATCTAATATTTTGCCCCTTTAGTATAACGGTTATTACACGAAATTTGTAATTTTGATATGATGGTTCGACTCCGTCAAGGGGCTCCACAATTTCCCGCACCGTGAGGGAAACACGACAGTTTTGGCAGTAGCGGTCAGTGGATCGAGCCGCGCACTCTGAGCAAAAAGGCTGCATTCCCGCACGGGAACATAACAAAAAACGACAACGACACAATCAAGCTATTATCAGGCTTTCATCTAGCCCCCACACAATAGCGTTACCGATCAGGAACATGAACACAATAACATCAAGAATAACAGTGCTGCCGAAAGGCGAATCAATCTTCAGCCAACTCGCCACAGAGATCAGCATTGTGGACGAAGCCGCTGGACCGTTTATTGAAATGAGACAATTTCCAGATGAGGGCGATGAAAAAAATCTTCGCTTTGACCTTGATGAGTGGCCCTACATCGCGAAGGCTGTGGGCAAGTTGATTCAAGAAATCGAGAAACTGAAACAATGAGCGAAGCAGAAACCGACAAAAGATGCGCCCAAATGTTGGGCCGCATTGGCCTGATGATTCCAGAGGAGTTTTTCGAGACGGACTATTCCACAGTAGAAGATGCTGTGGGCTTGCTGCTCGAACGGTATTACTCTGAGATGGCTACGAAGTTCTATAACGAAAACCAGAAACAACTAAAACGAAACAGGAACAATGAGCAGGACACATGATGTAACAATTAGCGCATTTGATTTGGATCGGCTTGAGGCGGAGCTGGAACACGCAAAGCGAATGCGTGACGAGTACAAGGATCTACTTATCCGCGTGTACGACGATCTGTTTGTGCACCGTAATATGGGCGAAGCAGTACGCGACCTAAAGATTTTGATGGGTGCTATTCAGCTAACTGATACCCTCTCCGCTATGGAAGGAGGGAGCGATGATAATTGACGAAATGACAACGACCGACAAAATAGAGTACTATAAAAAACTACTCGAACTTGAACGGCGTACGCTTGCGTCAGTTACTGAGCAACGCGACGAGTTTCGAGGATTGTTAATTGAGCTTTACAACGACATCAACGTCATCCATTCCGGCAAAGCTGTCAGCAAACTCAATAAACTTTTCAGGGATGAAAACTACAACTAAGCAGATGAAACCATACTACTACGTATACCGATACAACAAAAGCGCACCACGAGTGCGTCACGCTACACTCGAAGCCGCGCAAACAGAAGCAATGCGTCTGGCAGAGCAAAACCCTACAGGATGCTTTGAGATCCTGAAATGTGTCGGCTTTGCCAGAACAACCAAAGCAGCAACGTTCTGGATGGACGGTGAAGAGCCACCCAAAAGCGGAAACCCCTTCAGACATGTCAAACCACCAGAGTTCTACTAAGCTGCCGTCACGCCGCTACGCTTGTAAGGTGTGCGGTCGAAAGGGACGCCGTAACAACGCACCGGATGAACGGTTGAGAGAGCCTGTCTGTCCGTCGTGCGAAAAAAGTCTTCGACATTTCGATACAATTATCGCACACATGTCCCTCTTCGATATCATCAAACGTAAAATTAGAAACCGTAAAACAAGTAACAAGTAATGAAGAAAATTGAACCATTTAAGATCATGGGTCGTTATGGCCATTCGTGTACTCTCACCAAACTTAAGCCGAAAAAGTACCTGATCTCGTTTGTTAGTCCGATAATCAGTTTTGGCGGACACCCAGACTTAGAGTTTGTTGACCCTTCCGGTGGGCCGTTCATCAGTGTTAGCACATCATTGCGGGAATACCACCCAAAGCTGCCCGATAAAAAGATTGTATCGATTGAGCGGAACGAAAAACTTTTGATTATTACATCAGAGTGAAAACGCTGTTCCCCAAACAACTCAGCTCTGTTGATTTTCTGCGACGGTCTCTGGCAAACTGTAGGGCTGCTCTAGACTCAAGCCACACCGGAGTAGGCAAAACCGTTATTGCTTGTCGTGTGGCTAAAGAGATGGGGATACCAGTAGCGGTGGTTTGCCCGAAGATTGTCATCCCCCATTGGGAGCGCGAACTTGCTGAGGTCGGAGTGACGCCCGTCTTTATCCTTAATTACGAGAAACTGAAGAGGGGTAATCAGTTCCTTGTCAAAGCTGGCAAGAAACTATTTCGCTGGCAGCTACCCCAAGAAACTCTTTTGATTTGGGACGAGTGCCACAAATGCAAATCTCCGTTCAGCCAGAACGCACAGATGATGGTCGCCGCCAAACAGGCTGGCATGTACAACCTTCTGTTGTCTGCTACCGCATGCCAAGACCCTACAGAGATGAGAGGTATTGGTTTTGTGTTGGGCGTTCACTCGCTCAACAAACCGGACGGCAATCTAAAAAGCTGGCAATCATGGATGATGAAATATGGGTGCCGCAAAGACCCTTGGAATAATTGGGTAGCCGGACCAGTATCAAAACTTGTCGATCTCAACCGAGAACTCTACACACGCAACTGTGTTAAACTAACCCCGAAAGATCTACCTACGGCGTTTACTGACAACCACGTTATCACAGAGCCACTAGCATTCTCGTCATTGGGCGACATCGCTAAGTTCTATAGAGACCACGGAGTCACGCCAGAAATCGTAGACCAATTTATGGAGGACGGAGGGGCGAGTCCACACATCCTAGTGGAGATCCTTCGTGCACGGCAACTTGCCGAAGCTGCAAAGGTGCCGGACATCGTAGACATGGTAGCCGAAGCATGCAGCGAAGGATACAGCGTAGCCGTGTTCGTGAACTTTGTGGATACAGTCAAGTCACTCACAGAGTTTATCCCTGAATCCTGTACCATTGTCGGTGGACAATCTGCCGACGACCGCGAAGCCAACGTGCAACGGTTCCAGAACAATGAGTCCAGAGTCATCATCTGCAACATCGCTGCCGGAGGCGTAGGTGTTTCGCTACATGATACGGAAGGGGGACATCCGAGGATGAGCCTCATCTCGCCGACATTTAACGCCAAAGACTACATCCAAACATTGGGCCGTATCCACCGAGCAAACGCAAAAAGCCCTGCAATTCAAAAAGTTTTGGTCGCCTCAAAAACAATCGAAGAAAAAATTGTTGACAAGTTGGAACAAAAGCGTTTGTCTCTGGACACACTTCACACGCAAATATGAATCCAGAAACCAGTACACCAGACCACTCCGAACGAGCACACGCTGAGTTTGGCCCCTCATCCCTCAAGTATGTTTCGCTCTGCGCCGGATACCACGGTAAGGACGGAAAAAACGCAGCCTCCGATAAAGGCACACGCATCCATGAGGCACTTGAGGTACGCGATCCGTCCGCCCTTATGGACGACGACGAAGTACAGATCTACGAGCGCATGGTGGCTGAAGAGGATGAGGTCTTCCAAAATGTTTTCGGTGGTACTGACGGCGTGACGATCAACCGTGAGATGCGCCTTGTGCTGGATCTCGACTGCGAGACACCGACATTCGGCACATCCGACATCGTAGCTTGGAAAGGAAACGTCGGTCTTCAGGTGGACTACAAGACTGGCATCAGCAAGATCGACGAGCCACTGATTAACTGGCAAGCCAAAGCGTACGTACTTGCGGCGTTCCAGATGTATCCGGAACTGGAGACCATTCACTTTGCGTTTCTAATCCCGAAGCGTGATGAGATCCTTGTCGGTACTTTCCATCGGTTCGAGATGGACGACCTGCGCAAACAGATTTCTACTGTTATCAAGAAGGCCGAAACGACCAGACCGAAATGGGAGAACAAGACCATCGACATCGATGACCTTAATCCTACCGTGAACTGCCGCTTCTGCCGACATGAGGATCACTGTCCGGCATTGGGCGCAGTCGCAATCGAAGTCGTCAAACGATATAGACCGGACCTACTGCCAGATGGACCCATCGCTTCTGGCGAGGTTGACGATCCAGCTACAATCGAAAAGCTCTATGTCGTAGCCAAGATCGTAGAGAATTGGGCATCCGGTATCAAGCACAAGGCTACGGGCATGGCGCACGAAGGCGTTGAGTTCGAGACCCTCAAGCTCAAGTCAATGGGTGCGCTTAAGAAGACCATCGAGAAAAACTACCTTGCGCAGCTCGCAATTAAGCACGGACTTGAACTTAATGAGATCATTGAGGCCGCTGACCTGACAATGGGTCAACTCTCAAAAGCCCTGCACGATAAGGCTCCGAAAGGAAAAAAATCTTTTGTTGTTGACAGCTTCGAGAAAGAAGCTATTGATCTCGGCGTTGTCGAGGTTGGTTCAACACGATACACACTTTCCTCAAAATGAGGAGAAAGGGAGTTACGGCTGTCCCCTTTAGTAAGCAACAAGCAACAACCGATCAGAAACGAGAAATAGTAATATGAGTACAGAAGCACTAAGCACAAGCACATCGACTGGTCTGGCATTTGCCGCACAAGACATCGATATCCCACGCCTCAACGTCATCCAAAAGATGTCGGAGATCGAAGGACCTATCGGTTCAGTCGTTATCGACAAGGACTCCGTTCTCCTTGAAGCCGAACAGAAAACTCCGGTAGTCGTGATCGGGGCAACCAAGCGGTGGAAAGAAGACGTTCCATTCGGCGAGGACTACATCCCCAAGATTGTGTCCAACGAATCGGACGCCAAAGCACTTGCTGCCGAAAGCAGCTACGACGTGACTGAGTTCGCAGAAATCATCCTCTTGATCCCACAGATCGGTGAAGATGATACTATGTTCCCTTACCCGATTGGTGATACCAATTACCAGATCGGTCGCATCACCGTTCAGAAGGACGCATATCGCTTGACCTATAAGCGTTTGTTCACCTTCCAGACGTTCAACCCCAATATCTCTGTTGCTTCGCGCTTCTGGAACTTTGGTACTGAACTGATGTCCAAAGGGAAATACAGCTGGTATGTTCCTACCCTTGCACACACCAAGGACGATGCACCAGCCGAAGTCGCAGAGTTCGCTGCACGTCTTACCAAAGGAGGGAATGACCAATGAGCGCGATCGTACTTGATAACCCACTCACGCTTCTCAAGCGGGAGTCAGACTCCATCCGCACCGTAATCGCTAAGATCGACGGCGACATTCGCCAACTTAACGATCAGATTACTGAGTTGATGGTTCAGAAAGCATCTTTGAATCTTGTGGCAACCGCCCTTGATAACGAGATGGACCGCATCCGCACTGCTCCGGAACAACTGGAGCTTGATCTGGAAGTAGAATAACTACACCCAACCCGCACAGTACACTCATTGGGTGTATTGTGCGGGTTCACTTTATCCTCACGACACACATGATAACTTACGCAGTGGACTTCGAGTCCTACTACGATGGAGATTGTTCCATCACAACTTTAGGCCCTAGAGGCTATTTCTCCCACCCGCTATTCGATGCCTATATGGTTACAGTTGTAGGCGATGACGGGTTTGTTTATGCCGGATGCCCGAGAGAATTTGACTGGTCGATCCTTACCGACCATGTTGTGCTTTCTCACAACGCCGCTTTCGACCAAAGCCTTTACCTGTACGGCGTAGAGGTTGGCTGGTTTAAGCCATGCAGCCCATCTGAATGGCACTGTACCGCAGACATGACTGCCTTCTTGGGCCTACCGAGATCCCTTAAAAACGCCTCATCCACCGTGTTCGGTCTGGAAGTCAACAAGACTACCCGTGATAACATGAAGGGCAAGCAATGGGGCGCGATGACAGACGACTTCAAAAAAGAAGTCACCGAGTACGCAGTTAAAGACTCCGAACTCTGTCTTCGCTTGTGGCAAGAACTGTCTGATAGGTGGCCCCAAGCCGAGCGGGATATCAGCTACTTGAATCGCAGAGTCGGGCAGCGCGGCATTCCGATCGACACTGAACTCCTCAAGAAGAACCTTGAGAATATCCGCACTGAGCTGTTTAATGCAGAGCAGTCCATTCCGTGGATTTCGGAACACACCCCGCTATCACGCAAAGCGTTTAACGAGCAGTGCCGTAAGCAAGGCATCGAACCACCAGCCTCTATTGCTGCTGGTAATGAAGATGCTGACAAATGGTTTGCTGCATTCCAAGACGCATGTCCGTGGGCAAGGGGCGTGCAGAACTACCGCCGCATTAATGCATTCCTCCGTAAGCTCGAAGCGTTCGATTCCGGTACGATGCCTGACGGCAGGTACTACGGCGGACTGATGTACTGTGGAGCTAACCCGACAGCCCGATTCAGTGGCAGTGGCGGCAACCTCAACTTGCAAAACCTTCCGAGGGATGAGATGTTCGGAGTCAACTTCCGCCACATGATCCGACCCAAAGAGGGCTACAAGCTGGTCGTCGTTGACCTTTCACAGATCGAGGTGCGCACATTGTGCTGGCTTGCTGAAGACAGGAAAGCCCTCGACCTCATCCGCGACTCAGACGACATCTACCATGCGTTCGGTGTGCTGTTGGGACTACACAATCCGGACAACGGTCCGTTGAAAGAGTACGACAAGCAGTTGCGGCACAAGGTGAAATCAATCGCGTTGGGCTGCGGATACGGAATGGGGGCCACCAAATTCTCCACATTCAGTGGCATGTCTATGGAGGAGGCTGAGAAAGCAGTTAAGCTGTACCGCGATCGTATGCCCACAGTACCGAAGTTCTGGCGTTCACTCGACCAGAATATGGCAACCGCCTGTGCCGTCGGAGAGCCCTTCGAGCTAGAGCTTCCGTCCGGTCGATCACTCCGCTACGGAAAGATCAAGCGGATGAAGGAGGCTGGTTCGGTCAATCGATTCCGCCATATCGGAAAGATCGTCCGTAACGGGCAGCTGCGGGACTTCCCCCTATGGGGTGGTATCCTTACTGAAAACTTGTCTCAAGGTTTAGCCAGAGACATTTTCTCAGACATGATGCTCCGCGTTGACGCGGCAGGATTTCCAGTTATCCTGCACGTTCATGACGAAATGGTTTGCGAAGTACCGGAAGCACAAGCTGAAGAAGCTCTTGCAAAGATCCTTGAAATTATGCACACACCCCCGCAGTGGATTCCGGACATTCCGGTCGCCGCTGAGGGACATGTACTCGACTACTACACCAAGTAATAGTTTGCTTGTGTAGACCCAAAACAACAACCGTGCAGTCGGCACGTCATCAACCGACACAACGTTTATGAAATACAGATACCTTAAAAATCATCGCGCAACTACAGTAACCGTAATCGACGACCCATCAACCCTATCATTTAACAAACCACAGTTTGCCTCTAAGGCTGAGTATCGGGCATGGTGCGCCGATGCAAACACCGACCACTGTTTCTATTCTATGGCAGAGGGCGACAGCCCAAACGCCCGCATCAGCGAAGACAATCCAGTACATAAGATACACGGATTTGTCGCTGACTTCGACGCTCCTGTCGATTGGGACAAGATCGACGAGACTCTCAAGATCCGCTGCGAGGGCGGACACATGCCAACATGGCGTACCAAAACTCAGTCTGGTTACATCCGACTTGTGTGGGAATTTGACAAGCCACTTCCACTCGCTCCAGCACTTGCCGACTCCTTTATGAAGCGGTTGAGTGACGCGCTCAAAGCATCGATGCTGCTTGCTGGTTTCGACAAGACCAGCTTGAAGGTGTCGCAGTACTTTGAGTTGGGCGCAGACTGGACCCGTATCGGGGACCCTATTTCCATATCCTTTGTCCGTACCGTGTTGCTGAAATCGGCAAACGACACACCAATCAAGACCGACGAAACCAACATCCCGCTCGATGACATTGCAGCGGAAGTTGCGCGTAAGTTCCCGAACCGATGGAAAGGTGAGTTTACCGTAGGTGCTCGCGGACCACTGTTCTGGATTGACGACGGCATCGACCGCGACGGCTGTCAGGTACGGGAAGACGGAATGATCTGCTACTCAGACCGTGCGGGTACAGGGTTCAAGTCGTGGGGTTCGATCTTCGGTAAGAAGTTCGTCGACCAGTACGAGGAGAAGAAACTGTCTACTCTACTAGACCAATACTGGTTCAACGGCAAGTCATTCTATAAGCTCCTCAACGGCGGACCTGTGGTAATACCGAAAGAACAATTGGTGCTCGAACTGCGCAAGGCTGGCTTTAGCCCTAAACTCAAGAAGAACCAGACGGTGTCGGAGATCGAACAAGCTATCCTCACTATCTCCAACGACTGCCGTGTCGAAGAGGTCGCGCCTGTCGTGTTCTCCAAAGAGCGAGTGGTTGACTACTACGGCAGAAAGATCCTCAACAACTGTAGGGCAAACGCCGTGCAGCCAGCCGACAATGGAGATCCAGCTAACTGGCCGTGGATTCATTCATATCTCATGCCGTTCTTTGCAAAGGACAGTGACGGCAAGGAAACGCTGCCGTATTTCCTAGCGTGGTTCCAACGCCTGTACAAAGCGGTGCTGGAATGCCGACTCGATCAAGGGCAACTGATGATCCTATTGGGACCAGCCGGACACGGTAAGACCCTACTCACCAACAAAATTATTGGTGCTTCGGTCGGCGGGTTTAGTGATGCCTCGGACTATCTGTCAGGCAAGACCAGCTTTAACCGTGACCTCTGCGGATCTGCCGCTTGGGTTGTGGACGACCAGACAGCAGCAGCGACCTACGCCGATCAGCGTAAGTTCGTCGAGCTTACCAAGAGGTGTGTAGCCAACCCTAGACTTGAGTACCATGCGAAGTATGCGGATGCTATTCCGTTGCCGTGGTCCGGTAGGGTTATGATGTCCCTCAACCTTGATGCCAACTCCCTTGCCGCTCTGCCGTCACTTGACAGTAGTAACCGAGACAAGATCATTGCGTTGCGCATCAATAGCGGACACAAGGTGAAGTTCGGCTCAAACGAGTTCGTAGAGAACACGATCAACACCGAACTGCCGTTCTTCCTCAAGTGGCTTTACGACTGGCAGGTACCGATTGAGATAAAGGACTCCAACCGATTCGGCGTTAAGACCTATATCGACTCATTCATCGAAGCCGCAGCTTACGACAATAGCTCGCGTTCTGCTATTGCGGAAATGGTGGAGTTCTTCGCTAAGAAGGTCCGTGAAACCGTATCTCTTACCAAGTGGCGTGGCACTCTTACTGAGTTCACCGTTGTGCTACAAGAATGTAACGGCGGTCGTAGCGTCGGCAACAGCGGAAATCTGGAGTTCGTCCGTCGCGGCATGACGGTCCTCGAAGAGGTAAGTCAGCACAACAAGAACGTCCGTCCGGTACGGAGCAAGGGTCAAGGTGGCGGCAAGATCTGGGAGATCGATCTCTCAGAGGCGTACGACATCGATCAAGGTGGCGACTTCTAAGGAACTAACGAACCCGCTTCTTCGTGATCTTCACGGAGGGCGGGTTCAGTTCTGAGATGGGTACCACAAACTCATCAGAGAAAGATAGCTTGCCATCATTTGGATCAACATTGCCTTTAGGCAGGAAGGTTGCTTTCGCAATAAACTCTTTTGCTGGCAACCAACCAATAATAGTGGCGAGAGTCATTTGTTGGTTACACCTAACGAAATAGTAGACATCACATTTGCTGCCTATCTTTTCTGCACTGGACTCTGCACCGTACACGCGAGCCACATAATGGGGTTCCGGCACACTAGCGGCCTTAGTCGTTTTCACGTCAATGGTTACGCCGTCTGGCATAGTGATGTCGTAAGCGAAGTTTATGTCGCCTACTCTACTGCCTCCGATCTCGCGGTGGACAAGCATCTCGCCCATCATTCCAATCTCGTTGCCCCGACCTCTTGCGATTGAGCCCCTGAGCACACCCATCGCTTTGGCTTCAGCGCGTGCTTGTTTCCGGTCTTCACCGGAAGGTTTAATAACTATCATTAGTACAGTTGGTAAATACGATTAAGGTTGCCAGTACCGTATGGATCAACATTCAGCCTCGGAATGGCAGCGCCCCTTGAGGTGGCGGCTTCCTCTTCCATTAGCTGCATGCACTTGTTCCAGTGGTATTCAGCACGCTCGATATCAGCGTTGTCCTCCATCAAGCGGCCCATAAGACCGTGCTTCAAAGCACCGACATTGCCGACATACACGATGTCGTTATCGGAGCGCACAGGCTGGAAGGCTCGTTTGCAGAGAACATGAACGACAGTCTCGTCATTGGTCGAACGGTTCAGTCTGAACCTACGATAGCGAGTGACGCCGGAATCCGGTCCGACTGTGGCAATTGTGGTATCGGAATTACCCGCAGTAGTTCGGATGTCGTAGGCATCCGTAAGACCGTCGAAGCGGATACTAATCACAGCGTTAATGTCCTCTGCGAACGTGAGAGGGACGTCGTTATCAGATACGGTATCGGTGGTTGACTGATAAATCTTATCGCCATCTGTCGCTGTGACCACGATCTCGCCGCCGTCATTAGGATTGAAATTGGTTTTCGTCGGTGACTGGTCGGACGGAACAATGTGCAAAGTATCGGTAGCGGTAGTAATCAACCGCTTCAACGGGTGAAAACCAGCGTCAACCAGACCCCATGTAAGGTCAGCTGCGCCGACCCCCATGCCGACCGATTTGAAGTCGTGCCACAAAGAACGGACGGGCACTGGCTGGTTATCCACAATGGTGTGAAGTACCGAATCAGCTTCGTCCGGCAGCGTAACGCAATTGTCAACAACAGGCAGACTGTACTGGATAGTAAGATCACGGTAAGTCCCCATGTTGTAGATACGAGACAAGACCTGATTAAGGCTTGTCTTGAACTCGCCGTCTGGTTCGATGTACTGACTGAGCATCGGAACCAGCTGATTTACCGTAGTGGCGGGCATTACTTTTTGGGTTTGGTTTTGACTTCACCGCTGTGAAGCTCACCCTTCAGTTTGCCCTGCTCCTTATTACTGAGGGGGCTAACCTTACTGAGCAGGTAGGCTACTTGCTTTTTGGTCTTAGTTTTCATTACAGGTCAGAGGGTAGGTTGTCGGCTATCAGTTGTCAAGTAATTCTTTACCACTTGTCAATAGGGCACTTTTCAGTGGCCATCCTTAGTTTGGCCCATGTGGAACAGCCACATTTGCGGCAGCGTCCAGTGCCGTTGAGTGCCTCTGAGTCCCAAAACTCGCATCCTTTGCAGGTTGTCATTCTTTGATTAAATACAGATGGGTCAGTTATTTGAAATCCGGACGAGCCCCATTTAGTTATTGCTTTTGCTAGAGACTTAACTTGTGCTTCAACTTGGGTTTCGACTTGAGCTTCAACTTGATTCGTTAGCCGGATATTGATATTTTTTTTATCTAACACGGTCTGCGCGTGTTTAATAGTATTTTCTTCTTTCTCTATACACAAATTACACATTCCTATACTTGGCATTCCTTTATATAACCCCAATCCGCAAATAGGATAAGATATATTTCTATATTGGCAATTCATTAGATTATTGTTATGTTAAACCAAAAACTACTACATATTAACCTCAAAAGAAAGATTTGCTGTAAAAATAGGTCTAAATTCTGGGGGCGGGCCATATGGTGTGACATATTCATAAGCTATAAGATTCACAACATTCCCGTTTATAGAAAAAGAACAACCCCCATTTGATTGAATATATCCTGAAGGTGGTTGTTGGTAGTCAGGTAAAAACAAAAATGTGCCATCTACAACACCCCTACTTTGATAAGTATTGTTAGGAAAGTCTAGCTGCAAATAAAATTTATCATCTGCGCTCCAAAGAGATGATAGAAATCCAAACTTTATAATGTCTTGAGAGTAGTCGTTTCCGCTTGTCTCCTCTACAGGGGGATCACACGGGGGACCCTCAATAACTGTCCAGTTTTCGTGCCATGTGTCTTGTACATAGCTTAAGTTTAGGTAGTTTAGCTGACAACCACTTGATATTCGCGTCTCACTCAAATTGATGAGGGCTTCGGAAACTCCCTCGCCTTTAAAATTTGTATACTGTCCGAGTTGGCAGAATTGGCCGCTAAGATATCTAATGTATTTTGCGCTCACCGAACCACTTATAGTTGCTGTGTAACTAGTTGCAGTGGCGATGTCGTAAAACTCATCTTCTGTGATTTCAAATACATTAGGCCCACTAGGAGACCCGCTATAACAAGAAATACAACACCTACACGGTATCTTATACTCCCCCGCACGACTTTTAATTTGGACAATATTTATATCGCCCCCATAATAACTATTGATTGGTATTTTTGGATTTGCCATTTTAATTACAGCTATCAGTTTCAAACCACTCAATCTCGCCATCGACAGAGCCGAGCACATATATCCCACTAGAAGGTGGCTCCGGTATACTAGAACCACCACCACCCCTACCTTTTGGAGTCCCCCCAGCTGGTGTTAATGGAGATGGTTTGTCTTCTGTGATTCTGCTAGTAGTCGTAGCTGGTGTATTTGTCGGGGCGACTTCCCCGCCTTTTTTGGCTGTAAAGTTTCCGAGACTCTTCTCAATAAACTTCATCATGTCTTCCTCGACCGCTTTGGCTTCGGACACCGCCCCTTTAATCTCTCTAGTAGACATCCCTTTTGTGTCGATGTCGTACTTGTTAGCTTCCTCCCTTGCGGCCTTTCTTTCCGATGTTCCCTTTGGGGCCTTTCCCTGACTCCTTTCGCGCGATGCGCTTTCCTTCGCCTTCCTATCCTCACGCGATGCGTTCTCTTTTGCACGCCTCTCTTCACGCGAAGCATTTTCTTTTGCACGCCTCTCTTCACGTGCGGCGCTTTCTTTCGCACGGAAATCGTCCTTATCTTCTTCAGCCATATTTTTAGAGTATTATGCTAATACTGATGCGTCAAGAACTACAGCAGAACAGCGGGCCCAGCCCCATTTGTAGGGCACAACTTCTGATTTAAGGATGTATTTTCCTGATGTTGGAATTACAGTAGGGGTTGTGGCCGCTAATGTTTTAGGATTTACATCCGCGTTTAAGGTGTGACTTGCTGCTGCTGCCGTTAGGACGAAAGGAAAGTTGCTTACTGGACCTGTTCCCGAATTACAATTAGACGTGACTAATTTTGTTTTGGCTTCTGCGCCACTAATTGTAATCGCCCCATGAATTGTTGGGGAAATTGTTACGGCGTTTAAAGATGTGCCAACGCCGTAGCTAGTTCCTTGTCCTGTAGTTTTTTCGCTTGTACTGGATGAGCTAGATGCAGATCTAGCTGCGCTCCAATTGACTTTAGCTTGAACTTGAGCAGAGCCACCAGTTAGTACAATAGTATGAGATACTGGTTTAAAGGTGGGCCAGCGTTGTGCTGCTCCAGCTATTCGGGAAACTTTACTTAAAAATGCTGATTCACTTATTACATTATTGTTTCCTTTTAGGAAGAAGTAATACGCTGTTGCGGACACATCTGCGCCCCATGGACGTTCAATGTCGATTATAAGTTCTGGCTTAATGCTGGCTGAAGATTCAGAAGAGGCACTCTCACTGCCCGTTAAACCATACGACGTACCGCTACTAGAGCCCTGCCACTGAGAGTCGTAATTGCCTTCAGCTAAGTCTTCTGCCCATACTACAGAAATTGATTTAAGCACATCTGGAAGTCGGACATCAACCTGAATCGGGAAACTCATTACGTATGAAGAAAGAGCCGCTGTAGGCTCAGTTTCCGTAACCTTCAGAGATCTATCTTTATTTACTGCGCGGTAAGAAGTATTTACTTCAGTAAAACTCGAAGACGGAGCAACAAATTGTTCCGTTTTTTGCACCTGTACCTGAAGCTCGTTGTCCCACTCAGAGCTTGTAAGTTGTGGCCATTCATTAACTTTAACCGTTTGAACAATGAATTTACCATCTCCAATAGGAGTGGCGGCGGATTCAGAAATCAGTAGACCAGATTCAATCGTCGGGCTTGTTGACAGTTTCTCATTAACTTTGGCAATTGTTCCTTCGACATAAGCTCTCTGGACTTCGGGAAGTGCGACATTGCTTGTCACGTCACGCTTAGTGATTTGCTCTTTATAGACAAACTCATTCAGCTGCTGTGTAGTTCTTGAAAGTTCTCCAGTTGCGAGTTGGGGTTCCGGTACTTGCCCAATCTTATTTGTGGTTTGGGTTTTCGTTGGAACTTCAGCCCTGAATTTTTCTGGGATATTGTCAAACTTTTCAACACCGAAAGCCTTTTCTTCAAAAAGTTCAGGCACTTCGACTTTGCGAACTACATATGTACCGTCGCCCAAAGCCTCACTTTGGATATCAATAAGCGCCGACGGCTGTGTGGCGGTATCACCAACCTGAAGGGTTTCAGTAACGGTAGCAAGTTGCTTATCGTTAGTGGTGGCTTTTTGAGTGAGAGATTTAGGAAGAGCCGCTGTATCGCGTCTAGTTTTTCTAGTCCTCTTAACGTGAACATTTTGCTGTTGTTCTGTAGCAGAAATATCACCAGTTTCAAGAACTGGCGTTTCGGCTATTCCTTCTATACTCCGCTCTTCCGTAGTTGTCGGAATGGCAGTACGGAACTTTTCCGGAACAACGTCCGGCCTTTCAGCAGAATACGATTCTGCGGCGAACAGTTCCGGTGCAGTTATGACACGCTGAATGCTTTGTCCGTTGCCCAATGATTCGACGGAGCCATCAACAGTAAGAGCGGATGTAGTAATCGTTGTGCCATCTGGCACAATGGTCTCTACTACATTAGCGACTTGAAGATCATTAGTGACTTGTTTACCACTCAACGAGCTGGTGTTCTCCGCTGACGAGCGAGAAACGGTACGCTTGCGTTTGAGATTCGTATTGAGTTGGTCCTCAGTCGCTGCGAGCTGGTCGCCTGTAAGTACTGGCGTTTCGACCGATCCTTCTGCCAATTCATCTGTCGTAGTAGTGGGCGACAGCACACGGAACTTAGGCGGCAAAGGATCTTGCCTCTCAGTAGAAAGCGTCAGTACTTCGTCGAGCACAGCCTCTTCCACGTAGCTGTGGGCCTCAATAACGAACAGAGCATTCAGTTCTTCCTGCTGCGTGTTCTGCTGTTCCTTGTCGTAGAAAACGTAATTGACTCCTTCAAACTTATCTTCCGGTACGTTCAGCATCGGAGTACCAAACTCGATATCTGTCGGCTTGAAGTTCTCACGGAGCGTGACATAGGTACGAGTAACTGTGCGGAACTCCCTATTGCCAATACTCCGTAGTCCGAAAGCGAAGTTGTAGAGATCCTGATTCTCGCGCTCTGCTGCATAAAAGAACTCAAAGATCTCGTTGCGCTCGATATCAACTGGCTTAATATAAACCAGTTTATGGTTAGGCCATTTGTTGGCGTTAGGATACGGGGTTCCGTATTCAGGGAACGGGTTGCCACGATTGCAGTCACGTACTTCACTGAACAAGACATCCCCAATAATTGGGGTTGGGAAGATCTTGCGGTCTTGCCTATACGGGGCTTGTGGTAATTGTGAGACTGCCATATTTTAATTCTAGTCTATTAGACGTTAATTATATTTCCGTAATTAGAGATAATAGGTGCGCTTGATCCAGCAGCATTGGTTGCGTGTAAACTTAGATTTGAGTTTGAGAAACTTGAAATAGAAACAGATTTAGTACGTGTTATAGATTGTTGTTGTACACCATCAATGCTGCTGTTTATTGAAATATCAAATCTAAACATTGACGAAGATGTTTTTGATATTTTTGCAGAAATTACACAAGACGTAGCTGCAATTGAAGTGGTAACAAACGCCGCGTCCATCACATTAACTCCGCCGAATTTAACCATGAAGCTCTGTGTGGGTGCAGAAGTAGTCGCTATTCGAGTTGCGGTAAACGGTACTGTAATAGATCTAGCGGACGAAGTAAGGGTTGAAGTCGTGATTGGTACCACATGCAACTCGACTTCGCTTGTACTCGATCCAGTAGTTGCTTGAGTCGGGTTAAGGTTGGGGTTAGGATTAGGGTTAGAATTAACTTCATCAGGTGGGTCTTCCACAACTAAAGTTACTTTAATGGTATCACTAGAGACTCGAATTATGTCTCTATCTCTTTCTTCTCCAATTTGTAATGGTTGTGCTACATTACCAGAAGGTTCAGGCACTAGGGAAGCTACAAATTGTGAATATGAGTCATGAGGTAGGGAAAAGGTGCCGTAACTAAGATAGTCCGCTGTAACTTTATAATACTGATTTGGTACAAAGAGTATGTTTGCTTTTAAATAAAATTCATATGTTCCAGAAGTGTTTATAGTTCCATAAAGTCTAGTATTAGATGGGTATGAATTAATTAATAAATCAAATGGGTCGCAATAATAATATATTGAGTTTCGTTCTTTAAAAAAATTAACACCGGACGGTAGATTATCGCATGTAATAGATGCAAAAAGAGAACTCCACAGGTACAACTCCCGAGTTGTGTTGGGAGTACTGTTCGAACTAAGAGACGGACTAACTACCACATAACCCTCTCTGTTAAATTGATCCCAAGAATTTGATCTTACCGAATAAAAGAGGCCACTTGAAAATTTCGGAGAACCAAACGCCTCATCAGAGGATATGGATAAAAAACTACTCAAAGCTATGTTAAATGGCTTATTCCGCAAGACTTTTATCGTTGTATCACTAGATGATAGAGATGCTATTTCAAATGGCATATGCGTTAAATTGTTACAGATTTGATTACAGCGAAGGCGATTACGATTGCTTCTGACAGTGATGAACTAGTCACATTACGGACATCAATTGTCGCAGAACCAGCAGCTGATCTAGCGTTCAGGACATATGATGCGAAGTTAGTGCCGCCGGAAATATGGTTCAGGATGAGAACATCACCAGCTTCTATTTTGGAGTTTGTAAGAGTAAACGAAACAGTTGTGTTCGCTGAGAGGGCGGCACTATTCATCGTAATCTGCCCGTTTGTTGTGTTAAGGGTAACGCCAGTTGTCTTGCTTGTATTCTGTGTAACAATACCGCCAGAACCATTAATATAACCAATCTTGCCAGTGCCATTTACTAGACCGTTCTCAAAATATTTTGGGGTTACGTAAATAGAACCTGTAGAGGCGTCTACGTGAGAAACGTATCCAACACGTACTTTGTGTGCAGGATACGTTGGCTCAGTTGCCGTGATCCCACCGCTAGTTGATAGCCATACTTCTTGTCCGATGGTATATCCAGTTAGGTTTAAGCCGCGCACCAATCCAGTTAAGGTAACATAACCAGATTCACCAATATTTATATTTTCTGTAGCGAGTCCGACAACCGACTTAGCCGACAACGAATTATTGGAAGCCAAACCAACTTCGGGCATCCCATCAAAAGAACCGTCGATATAGACTACTTGTCCGTTTAGAATATTCTGAGAGGCCGTTGCCCGCATTAGCACCTCTTGACCAACTTGTTGCGTGACAGAAGTGCCAGACATTTTAAGGTCCAGTGTCTTGTCGATCCCGTTCCAACGAAGCTGGCCCTCCGAAAGAGCGCCAGTTGATTGGCTAGATGTTTTAAATTTGAGTGTGTCAAATGTAAGTGCTGTTACGGCAGTGCCGTCATTCGCTGTGCCTCCATTGGCGATTGGCAGTATTCCTGTTACGCCAGCAGTAAGAGGCAAACCAGTACAGTTAGTGAGGATACTGCCAGCTGCTGGTGTGCCTAAAACAGGAGTAACTAAAGTCGGTGAAGTTGCAAGTACGTTTGCGCCAGAACCAGTCGAAGTAGTTACGCCAGTACCGCCGTTTGCGACTGGTAGAGTTCCAGTAAGATCAGCAACCGGAACTGTAGCAGCAGCAGTCATTGCTGTAGCGCCTGTTCCTTTTACATAACCAGTAAGGGTAGCTACGCCAGTACCGCCGTTTGCGACTGGTAGAGTTCCAGTAAGATCAGCAACCGGAACTGTAGCAGCAGCAGTCATTGCTGTAGTGCCTGTTCCTTTTACATAACCAGTAAGGGTAGCTGCGCCAGTACCGCCGGAAGCAACTGCGATAGGGGATGACAGCGAAGAAATTGTGCCACCAGAAATTGTCGGAGAAGTAAGAGTCTTATTCGTTAAGGTTTGGGTATCAGTTGTCCCAACAATAGCTCCATCTGGAGCAGTCACAGTTGTGAATGAACTTGTTCCGTTCGCCTTTAAGATACCAGCAGTGAAGGTAGCCGCACCAGTGCCGCCGGAAGTAACTGGAATAGCTGTGCTAAAAGTAACACCACTACCAAACGTTTTATTGGTAAGCGTCTGCGAATCAGATGTTCCAACAAGATCTCCAGCTGGAGCAGCGACAGTGGTAAACGAACTCGTTCCGTTCGCCTTCAAGACACCAGCAGTGAAGGTAGCTGCGCCAGTGCCGCCAGAAGCGACAGGAAGACTGCCAGAGATTCCAGCAGAAAGATCGACGGGAGCCCATGAAGGAGCGGCTGATCCGTTCGACTTGAGAACATATCCAGCGGTTCCGGCTGCGAGTAGTGCTGTGGCTCCAGATCCAGTTTGGTATGGCACTGAACCGATAGCACCGCCAGCGATATTTGTAGCGGTTGTAGCGGTTGTCGCCGTAAGTGCGTTGCCAGTTGTAGACTGGTTTAGCGTTGGGTAGTCGTTAGCGGTAGCAGCCGCAATAATACCACCAGTTGTAGTTTTTAAAACTGTGTTGTTTGGGAAAGAAGATAGAGCTACGCCGTTAATCTTGTTAACAGTAAGGACACCGGAAGCATCAGTGACGTCGCCAGTGTGGTTGGCGTTGGAGACTTTAGCGGTGTTAGTAACGTGCTGGTTAAAAATGGCTGCGCTCATCAGGCCGCTAGTGCTCGATGTCGCAGTTGGGATCACGTCGCTGCCGCCAGTAATGTGGGTGCTGGCGTGGGTGGACGGAACCGAAACTCCGGCTTCTGAAACGGTCAAGATGTAGGTGTCTGAGGGCATGGTCTTAACTAATTGGGTCTACTGGTGCTCCTTTGGTGATGTTGGCCCGCACCGTAACGGAGCCGTAAAGCAAGCGTTCCATAGTGGCGGCGCGTTGCATGAAGATATCGTACTCGTAGCTACCGGAAGGCTTCAACGAAAGCGTGTTCGCCTCTGAAAGGTTGAAGGCTACCTGACCGTTGTTGCCATCGTCAAGAATGGTCGGCGTAAATGACACCACTTCTTTCTTCGTAACGGCATCGCGGATGTCGGCAAAGAAACCGTAAGCTGCCGCCGCTGGCGGGTCCAAATCAATCGGCTGCTGCAACTGGTTCTGGATGGTCAGAACGAAGCTGTATTCAGCTGCACGGTCGATCGTGATATCGTAGTTGGCGGCGAGCATTTTAGCTTAGTCGATAATTGCTTTGTAGAAGATAGCGGTTCCGGTAATTACGCCAGTCCCGCCAATGATCGTGGTCTTAATGCTGCTGTTTGCAGGATACGTGATTCCGGTTTGGGTTCCGGTAAGGAGCGGTGCGTTTAGGGCCGTCGTAATTGTGCCGGAGGAAACCCAATGAAGTCTACAGTATTCGCCAGCCGGAGGTGTTCCGTTACTCACAATTACGGCGCCGCCGCGTCCGGCTTCTTGTTTAAGGATGGTGTCAGTCATAAGATAAAAACTTTAAGTTATACAGATCGATATAGAATTGCAGTTGCATTGACAATGCCGGAGCCCCCAATAATTGGGGTGTCAATACGAAATCCAGCAGGAAGGCTTAGGCTCAGTTGGTTCCCCTCCAAAAGGGGCGCGTTCATAGCAACCAAAAAACCGCCGCTAGTGAGGAATTCAATGGCACAATAGTTGCCCGCTGGAATTTGAATGGGGCCCTTCACAATTTCAGCACCACCGCGTCCGGCATTTTGTTTGAGGATTGTGTCAGTCATAATAGGAGTCTACAGGGTTTGGGGTTCGGGGTCAAGGATTAAGCCCAAAAGACGTTCGGGACATCGGGATCATTTACAGGCCGTGGGATGTGGGTTTCCAGACCGTCTTCGTCCAGAACGCTCCAGTCGGATGCCCAATAGATGAACGCTTCGCCGCCAGTTGGGATGGGGATACCGACCAGATCGCGGAACAAAATCCAATAATTTTCTCCGTTGTGGGGCCCGATCTCCAAAAGTGCATGTTCGTGGGATGCAAGATTCGGGTACCAGTTGCCGTCGTCATCCTGCACGGCAAGGCCAGTAGACGCGCCAAACTGGATGGCGACGTCTCTGGACGGGAACTTGAGGAGGTAGTCGGTCATCGGGTTTAGATAGTTGCCACAAATGGGGCTACATAAAAGCTGCGGATTCGGAAGTTTGAATTATTTGCACCCGCCCCGATTGCGACACTTGAAGCAACAATCTTAGTCCCCGAAGTGGTCGTCGGTAAAGAAGTTCCGGTAAACGAGCCAATCAATGACCAACGGGTCTGGACTCCAGTTGGAGCCCATTGCTTGTTGTACAGAGTTAGAGTTGATCCACTCCAAACGACCATATATCTATGAAAGTTGTTGATCGAAAGAGATGGTATTGTTAGAGATGGCGATTCTTGCAGCGTAGTTCCATTGTGAATCTGAAGTTTTAATGTCGTGCTGGAAGTCCATACTACGGCGAAACCAGCGGCGGCTAGTGATGTGGTAGAATTCGTCACACCATAAAGTAATCTAATCTCATTGTTACTGAATACGTTGCATTGCGCGTCAAAGCACATGGTAAAATTCGCACCACTAAAACGATTGTTAGAACCGGAACCAGAGTTAGCAAAGATGCTGTCAAAATCTGATGTATATACGTTGTTGCCAGTTACTGCAGAAACCGTCACACCCAAAACAGCATTCTGTCCAGATACCGATCCACTAGCATTTGCTGTCGCAGTAGGCGTGACCCAATTGATCGGAGCCCAAAAGTTTTGGTGAAACTCTTGCTCATGTAGATTTCGCGTCATAACGCTATTAGCTGACGACGACGCTTGCGTCGGAAGCTCCAACTGACCAGTCGCCGTGCCACTAAAGGCCGGACTGACAAGGGTCTTGTTTGAGAGGTTCTCTGCGCCGGAGCGGGTCGATACGTCTGGAATACCCAAAGCGGAGAGGATCTGTGTCTTCTCTTCAGCCGTTGGCGGCGTTCCAGTTGGTGCGTTTCCTAAGTCGATTGGCATAGTAGTATTTGTTTATGATGTTTCAATGAGTCCTTCACCGTTGTACCAGATGGCAACGCCGTTGTAAACGATAGTTTCTGATACGGTAGAGGTTAGGGTTTGGAGTTCGGCGTTTGGTAGGCGATCACGATAGTAGAGGATCGCGGAAAATATGTTACTACCGACTTGCGGGCCTGATAAATTGCCTGTCGCCCCAATCACAAATCTATCCATGATCGGATTTAGTGTGCCTGAACTATCCGTTGAAATTGATCCGTTGGCGGAGTAAGCAAAATCATCTGTGCGAACGGCAATCGCACTTTTTGTTTGACCAGATGCTGACACACTAGAAGCAAAAGACGCCTGACTATCAAAGTTCGGAGGCGAACTATACACTCCCGTAACCAGCAATGTAGAATTATTTCTGACCGCAGTAATACCTGCTGCTGCTCTAATTGAAGCTGTAATCCCGTAGACTCCGTGAGTGCCATTAAACGGAGAAACCTCATGAGAGCAGAAAACAGTCCCGCTGCTCTGGTTGTACATGTACGAGAAGTTGGCTCCCGTAATCGTATGCAAGTCTTGCGCTCGCGCTGTGCTAACAGCGGTTGTCGGAATGTAGCTGGTTGCGTTTAGTGAGGTTTCAAGTTGAGCGCCCCAAACAAAGATTCCGCTACCGATTGTGCCGACATACGGAGCCCATCTTAGTGCCGTTGATGAAATATTAGGTCCGACAGTTACTTGACTGGAACCAGTTGCAGAAGCTGTGATAGTAGCAGTACATCTGTACCAACCATTCTTTAACGTTTGAATAGAGGCGGTTGTTCCAGATCCGCCCCCTAATGAGCCCGCATTAACGCCACCAACAATAAAATTTTGATACTGAGCCCCAATACTTGTGCCAAACCCCAATTGAACTATTTCTCTTTCAGCGGCTTTAACATAGCAAGAAAATGTATACGTCGTTCCAGATGTAAAGTTTAAACTTTGAATACATATCCTTCTTTCTGAAATTGTAGTATTTTCTGATATTTTGTCGGCGTCGTTTATTTCGGACGGACTTACTGTCTGGTCGATGGAGATGGATATTCGCGCAATATCATCAGTCCAAGTTGTTCCGAAATTCTGACTTTGGAGTAATAAATTCGTCCTTGTTTGCTCGATCAATGTACCCAAACACCTGCCTGTAACCGGATCGTGCGTGATGCGCTGCCCACGATAAGACACGAACCAACTCGATACTGTTGCCGTGCCGACTTTGCTGGTGACGAGAAGGGTGATCGCGGTATTGGTCTTATGAAGCAGGGTTCCGGTGACGTGTGCTTGCGCGTCAACCTGATCGTTGCCGTCCGAGTCAACCATGACGGAGACGACGGAGTCATTGAGCCAACCGACAACGCTGCCGGATGGGACAGCGAATACAGCGACACCGCCGACCGGAACGGATGCCGGATTGAGTGAAGTGGTGCTGGTCGTTTTTCCGACAATACGTCGGTTCTCATTCACGAACGTGCCTGAGCTTGCGCGTGTAAATGTCGGAGTCGGTCCGACACGCGGGACGTTCGTCCTATCTACCGAATACTGAATATCCAAAGCAGGTCCTGCGGACCGCCTACGCTGTTGCGGGATGATGTGCTTCAGATCCATTTAGATGAGATCCCAAATGTTCGTTCCTACTTTCTTGAGAGCGAAGTTCTGATCGACTGGAATAGTTGGCGCGATGCTGCCGTTGTTGATTGTGACACCGGAACCAGCGGTCAGGCTAATTGCGCCAGCAGTAGAGTCGCGGCGGAAATAGACGACTGCGCCCTCGGTCCATGCGACTGCGGATTCCGGCGGCACTGTGATAAATGTCTGAGAGACGTTTGTACAACGGATGTACTGATTAGTGTCCGTCAATGAGAGCGTGCGCGCCGTCGTAGTTTCGTTGATGATGAGCGACTCAATCGAAGGGCCAATCGGACCAGTTTCTCCAGTATCGCCTTTCGGAATAGAGAAATCGAAAACAGCTGCGGCACTTGTTCCGCTATTGTTGATCGTTACAGAACTGCCAGCCGCACCAGTTGCAACGGAGCCAACAGTGATAGTAGCTGCTGTACCAGTATTTCCTGTAGCGCCAGTTGCACCAGTAGGTATAACCAGATTCAGCGTCTGGTTTGGCGAAGTACCAGTAATCGTGGCAGAAGCAACACCAATTCCTCCGGCAGTTACAGTTCCGATGGAGAGTGTATTAGATGGTCCAGTCGGGCCAGTAGGGCCGATGGACTGGATAATGAAAAGAACGGGATCGTTATGTGTAAAGTTTGTTGGGCTGGTTCCGAAAGAATCATTAGTTACTGGAATCCGAACATAACTATTTGATATAATAGTTGGTGCACCAGTAACTAGAAACTTTTGAAACTTATCGGAGTCTCCTTGCGCTTGAACAATTACAAAGTCATTCTGTTTAATTAAAGCAAGGAATACATCGTAGTCATTACCATCAGATCCAATATGATTAATATTTAGGAATGTAGCATTAACTTGAGTCGATTGGTTCCACGTAATGAATGTTACGGATGGGTCGCCACTGGTCGAAGTTGTTCTGGCAAAATAAGGAAACACACTCGACGACGCGCCAGTTGGTCCGATGGGACCAGTATCGCCTGTATCGCCTTTATCACCTTTTTGGAGTACAAAGTTAAGGGTCTGGTTGGGGCTTGCACCAGTAATAGTAACGGATGGCGTTACGCCAGTTCCGACAGTGCCAATCGAAAGAGTATTAGCTGGACCGGTTGCGCCCGTATTTCCAGTGTTGCCACGCGGAATAGTAAAGTTTAAGACAGCCGCACTACTCGTACCAGAATTGGTGACGGAGGCAGAACTACCAGCAGCGCCAGTTGTAGTTGAGCCAACCATAACAACAGCGCCTGTGCCTGTATTTCCTTTCGGCAAAGTCAGGTTAAGCGTCTGCGTCGGGCTGGAACCAGTAATACTAGCCGCTGCTGGCACACCAGTTTCGGCGGTCGTGACAGTACCAATCGACAGCGTGTTGGCTGGTCCGATTGGTCCTTGAGCGCCGTTGAGAGACAGCTTTAATTCAGTGCCCTCAACTACAGACAACTTATATTTCGATGTTTCGTTAGAGGCCATTACAAGTTACTGATGTTGGATACAGCAGTCACGCTGCCGTAAAGGAGTTTAGTTGTGATACCAGATTGGGTCCAAAAGAAGTCCCACTTGTACTTTCGAGTGGGGCTAATGAGCTTTGTTTGGGTGTCTGTTAAGGCGAACTTGAGTGTGCCGTCGCCCAAAGATGTTACTGCAAATGCTGCAATAAGCGGCTTCTTGTGTTCCTCGCGGATCTCCGCGACGTAACTAGATCCAGTAAAATTGATTGGATCGTCAAAGGCGTCAAGGACTCGCAACGTGAAGTTGAAGTCCTCGCCGCAAGAGATGGAGAGATCGTAGTTTGCTGCGCTCACGGCCTACAGGATAGGCAGTGTTAAGTGCTTTGTCAACTACGTTTTGAGGGTTTCATGGCTCGCTCAATAGCAACAAGGAACCCGCCTTCTTGTTTAGGGCAGTCCTTGCACATCTCGCCTTCCTTGTATGCTCCACAGCAGCCGTGTTCTTTTTCCTCACCGCCTTCTTCCTCTTCTTCACCCTCTTCCTCCTCATACTCACCGCAAGGTACAGGCTTTCCGTCAAGTTCAAGAGCCATCAGTTTGTCCCCACGGAGCAGGAACATACCACTAAGGCTAAAGGGTTTGGTCGAAGCGTCTTCCGGTAGGGCGATGCCGTCGGGCAGTGGGATCATTCCTTTCATGTCAAGTAATCGGTTAGGGCTTTGGCGTAACACTCCGCCATCTTGGTTTGGTTGGCTGTATAAAAGTCCGTTTCGGACTTATTGGAACCGAAGAAAGGCTCAAGAATAACCGCTGGACAACGGGTAATACGCAGGAACAAGCTGCCCCTGTCCTCTTTATCAGCGGACTTGACGCCGCGTACACGAGCTTCTGGAAAGGATTCCTTAAAAGCGTGATTGAAACAGGATGCCAGACGCTGCCCCTTTGTGCTACGGAACCAGTGCAACCACTCATGGCCTTGAGCGAACGGTCCGGCAGAGTTAAAGTGCAGCTCAACAGCCACATTTACGCCGAGTTTTGCAAGGTGGTCCGATAGCCAGCAGATCGCTGAGGAGTAGGACCCCCCCTTATATTCGTCAACAACATGCACTGTATATCCCTTTTTTCGTAGCAAATCGGCGGTAATGTGCCCAATTTTGCTATTGAAGGTGTGTTCGCTTGCACCTTTTGTGTTGACGGCACCCTTATCGCCGCTGCGGCTGTGGCCGATGCAGATTCCGATGGTGCTCATGTTTAGGATCTACGTTGTAGGTCGTGTTATACTTGACCTATTTAGAGTTTCTTAAGCAGTCGGAATAGGGAAAGCAACCCCACGACAATACCGATTGTCAGTGAGGTCATGCGCAAGCCCCATTCTAGTTGCTCTTGGAACGAAGTAATGACCCCAAGGGCAGGGGCCACAGTGCCAGCAACGCCGTGCAGTAGGTCCCTGCCTTGGTCTGTAGTCATTACTTGTTGTCGCGAGCTTTGATTAGGCCGATTCCGGCGGTTACAGCGGCAAACGCAGCCATGAAATCAGGTGCGCCACCTTTAAGGACTTGCACGCCCACATTAGCAAGCGTGGCAACAATAGTCAGGATACCCAATGCTGTGGTCTTCATAGTGTTATTTAGGTTGTGGTTTCTTCATACCAGCTTCGACAGCAGCCATGAAATCCATTTCTCCGCCTTCTGGTGCTTCCTCTTCCATCTCTTCAGGCTCTTCGCCCTCTTGCGGAACAGGTAGGCCCCCAACAGCAAGAGCGTAAAGCATATTGTCACGCACCTCGAAGGTTACAGGAAGATCAAATTGTGGTTCTTCAGGGAGCTGAAGACCTTCGGGCATTGGGATGTAGGCGGGCATTGTTTTGGAAATTGATGTTTTCGGTTACAGAAATAGGTTGGCAGATCTGGAACCTTTTGTAAAGAGAAAAGGCACCCTGTAGTTTTTAGGCTACAGGGTGCCGATTCAGGTTAGCTGTCAGCAAGAGCGCCAGCGTCAAGTGCATCAAGTGCAACGATCAGTTGGGCAATCGTGATGGTTTTGGGGCGTTGAGCCGAAACGTCATAGATCTGAATCAGATCGTCAGCAGCAACATCAGCGCCAGTGATTTTAGGAACAATAGGAGCGTCGTCAAGAGTCGGCATTGTCGTAAAGAGATGTGCCGGAGGTCCCCTATTTAGAGAACCTCCGGCGGGTTAATTAGGCAGCAGGAGTTGCACTTGTGCGAGCGAAGAGCACCACGAAACCGAACTCGGTTTTGATGGGCTTCGAGGCAGAAGCGAGAACACCACGGAAGAAGCCGACTGTGCCATCGGGGTTGAGGTCGATGGAAGGGATGTTCTTCCAAGCGAACTTACCGCGATAGTTGACGGGATCGAAGGTGAGTCCGTTAGAACCGCTGATCGGCTCAGGGATCTGCGACTCCATCACGTCTTGGTGAAGGATGTAAGCAGCTTCGATCGGGGCTGTCTCGTACGAGGCGTTCGGAGTGACCACGCCGCTCGAAGCGGTGTAGGGCAGAACGCGGGTGAGGTTGCCGTCGCCGTCATCGGTGAAGCGAGGAGCGAGGTCGTCGATCAAGTGGTAGAAACCACGGAAGGACTTCTCGACGCCAAGCGGAGCGATGAGTTCCGAGACCTTCGCATTGTTGTAGCGAACGTCGTCACGGAAACCAGCTTCGGTTTGCAGCGCGTAGGAGGCTTCCGACGAGCAGACAAGGGCGAAGACAGGGCGTGCGTTCTCGCGACCGTAGGCGTTCGTACCAGCTCCGGCACGGACCAAGCGGAAGTAGATCGAGTCAAGGATCTTGTTCGAGATGTTGGCGGAAGGAGTAGCACCAGCGGCACCGAAGTCGATGTCGGCGGAAGCGTTGCCTTCTTTACCAGTCGAAGTGATGACAGTACCGCTCGCTTCGCAGATCACGTAGTTAGCGCAGATACGGTCATACTCGTCACGATAACGCTCTTCCCACGAGTACTTGGTCGCGTCGGTAAGCGCATCCATGACAGCGCGGAGCTGCTCGGTGCGATAAGCGGCGAAACGAAGGTCTTCCACGTTGATGCGCGGCGACTCAACGGTGGCTCGTTTCAACGAGTACTGCTTGAGTTGGCGAGCGAACGAGATGAACGACTTGCCGTTAGCGTTGTTGGTGCCAGCACCGATGTTGGTGTCTTTGGAACCAGTGATGATCTGATCGAGGGTGCTAGTAGTAGCAAGCGAATCAGCGGTTGCACCGCCCACGTCGATCCAGTTCGTGCCAAGGGTCGAGCCGTTAGCAGTCGTGGTCGGGAGAGCACGGTCGTAGATCAGAGTGCCGAGGGTGTAACCCATTCCGTCCGGAAAGGCAGTCTGTTTGATGAGGTCCATCCAAGGCGACACGTGAAGCGTGCGGCGATGAATGTCCTGACCGATACGGTTAGCCTCTTGTGTGAGGACCGTATCGATTGCGGTATTCGCATCAGTTTGCGAAAAGAGTTGTCCAGCGTTTACAGCCATAGTAGTAGGTAGTTAGAAGTTAAAAGGTTGTTAAAGTTAAAGAATACACGGGTGTCGCAGAAGCGGGGCGACAGGCGCATGGGCCTTAGCTTCAAGTTACCTTTCAAGTGTCTCACCTACTAGAACCGTGTTTGCTTTTGGCTGGTACGGAGCGGACCGTCGGTGTCGCAACTTTTGGGGTTGCGGGTAGCTTCGTACAAATCGCATTAGTTGTCAATACAAATTTGTACGAAGCTGTCGAATTTGATTAGCGACCAAATGCAGCAGAGACTGCATCAAGGAATGACTTGCCGTCAGCGGCGACAGGTGCGCCAGCCGTAGCGAGCGATCCGCCACCAGCCTTTGGTGTGGCACGGTCGTACTCGGCAAGGCGGTCGGTCAACGAATCGATCTCCTTCTGGAGACTGATGTACTGAGCGGCCATCTTCGGCAACAGCTTTGCAGCAATCGCGTGATAGGTTCCGGTTACAGGGTCAAGGGTAGAGGGTTCAAGCTCTGCCGCTTCTTTGGCGTAGGCCGAAAGGTCCACACCCTCCATGCCGGAAAGGAACGTGAGCTTGTTCTTGAGCTTGTCAGCAACTGCGTTAGCAGCCTCCTGACGCTGTTGCACACGCTCGATAAGGCTCTGCTGGTTCCGAACGCTGTCAAGCTCCTCAGCTTCGCGCAGAGCCGCCTCAGCGTGCTCCTGCAAAACCCTACGTTGCTCAAGGATTGGTTTGGTCTCCTCGATAATTTTGTAGATGCGGAACTTGTCGCGGTCGCTGGCGTTGGCAAGTAACTCAGAAAGTTGTTCTTCCTGCGCGGCCTCGTCGTCGCTGGCAATGACTTCAAGGAGAGTATTGGAGTCGAGCGAGTACTTCTCGGCAATGTTATCGGCTTCCTGTACGAGGTTGGCAAGTGGCTGCTCAACAAGGGTCTGGTAGGCGTGGCTCTGCTCCAGCTTCGTGACGAGCATGTTCTTCTCGTACTCAGCAATCCGGTCTTGGAGTTGCTGGTACTCTGGATTGTTGGCGAGTGCCTCCAATTCCTGAAGTCGGCTTTCCTTCTGAGCCGCGACTTGCTCCAGTTCCTCAGACCTACTGCGGTAGGTCTTGAGTTCGGCTTTGAGTTCCTTGAATCGACGAGCTGCTTCCGGTGTCCAGTCTTTAGGCTCGACCGAATCGAGTTCGGCAAGGGCGTCCTGTTTGCTGTCAGAAGGTTCCGGTGTGGTTTCCTTGGGCTCCGGTGCGGTTTCCTTGGGCTCCGGCGTCGGTTCTGGGGTAGGTTCCGGTGCGGGGTTTTCCATCGACGCGAAGTACGAGTCAAGGGATTCGACGAACCCGCCGTTATCGGCAGGGGTGGCGGCGTCCAAAGCGGGCGCTGATTCAGGTGTTGGTGTGCTCATATGTTATTCGTAGTGGCTCCATTCTTCGAGATTCTGGCCTTTAGCTGCTGGGGCCTTAGTCAACTTCAGGAGATCATTCACAAAGTCATGGTATCCAGCCAGCCATGCTTGGCGTTGGGCGTTGCGTTCCGTGTCTGTCAGAGCCATGAATGTGGGCCGTGCTGCGGAAAGTAGGGTAGCTGCTGCCGCCTCGAAGACTGAATCTTCTAGCATTTCACGGAGCTTTGCTGCTTGGGTGGGATCACTGAACCAGCGTTCAATGGTCTGCGGTACAACAGGTTTAGAAGAAAGCATGCGGAAGAAAACCACGAAGTTCGCGGTTTGTCAAATTATTTATTACTCGAATTAAGAAGCCCTTTAAGAACTACACCATTATCATTTGCTGGCTGAAATCCCGTTAGATTAGGCGGGTTTTTCTTATAGTAATCCTCTATCCACGCATTATCTTTTGTCTTATCCCTTCCGCCATAAGCGATTTCATTACTGATTAAAAGCCCATTCGAGTCTACTCCAGTAATGTTTGGGGGCACATTTTTATCCCACAGTTGTCGTTCCGAAAAAGGCATATTGGTCACATCCCTACCCTCGAAAATACTGGGTTTGTTTGAACCAGCTTGTGGTTTCGACAAAGCAAGACTACCAAAATCCTGAACACTGGGAGGAGGTGCTTGACCGATGGGCCATGTCAGAGGTCCTGTTGTGAAAGGACTCGCCGCCCTAGCTCGGGATTCTTCGGCTATTTTTTGCAAATCGGGCGGTGGTGTTTGTGTTGGCTCCGTCGCTGAGGTTCTGTTCGGTCTAGCGTTTAGTCTGGAAAGAGTTTGAAGAAACCGCGCATCGCCAGCCGAAGACTCGCGCATCGCTTTTGCCTCCGGCGAATTAGCTCCGATCATCTGCTTGTTATCGGCCCTCGTGGTTACTTTCGAGTCAGCAGCGGTAGGTGGGTACATCTGATCCATCTTAGCAATAGCAGATGGAGATGGGTTGTACATACCACCGGACTTAGCCATCTGACCAAACATTTGGTCCATGATTGCTTGGTTCTGTGATGGGGTATTATTGATTACGTTTGAACCTTTGGTGTCGGTAGCATCAAGCGCATCCCCGTAAACAGCTTTACCGCTTTTCATGCCAATAAGAACGTTTTTATTGGGGTCTGCGGGTGTGCCATACTTTGACTCAAAGGCCCCACGCATTACTTCAACTCGATCTTTTGCCATACTCGTATTATTGGGTTGTGTTACCAGATAGTTTCAATGCGCGTTCCGCGTCCTTGAGGGCGAGGTCTTGGTCCGCCTTCGCTTGCTTGATGCGCATTTCGATCTCAGCCTTCTGTTGAGCGATCTGCATCTTAAGCTGATGCTCTTGCATCTTAAGTTCGGTAGGCGTCGGGCCTTGCTGCCCTTCCTGTCCGCCTTCGACTTGACCAGCCTCCATAGCCTTGCGTTGCTCGGCTTGCAGCTTACGGTTGAAGTTGGTGATGACTTCTTCGGCGATTTGCAGAAGCTGCTTCATCTCGGCAACTTCGGCTTTGGCGGAAGGATCAGCGGCGAGGTAGTTGGTGTGTTCGGCGCAATGCTGGTACACAGCCTCAACAAGCGGAAGCGACTGCATCGGATCGACTTCTCCAGACTGGATGCCACCGACCAATTGTTGCAGAAGTGGAGCGTGCATGCGGAGGTGCATTCCGTGTAGCTCACTATCGAGAACGGCAACGGGCTGGCCGGACTGCATAGCCTGATTCTCTAGCAACGCAATCTTCGCATCGACGGTCATTCGTGGCTCCGGATTTGCTGGCGCGTAGCGGTCCACCAGATCACGACCAACCCGTTCCGAAGTGATGTCGCGGAGAAGATTGCGGCGTCCGACTTCGTCGTAGCCACCAGCAATCTGGTTAAGTTCGCGCAAGGCAAGCAAGCGGTTCGCGGCGGAACCTGCACCGATAGCGCGTACTGCGACAGTCTTGTCATGGTTGATCGAGGCGATGACTTCTTTGCTGATGCCGCGCTCTGCACAACGTTTGTAGAAGCGTGTGACATACTCATCACGCTGTGGGTTGGTAACGATCCGGCGTACGATCTCACGAAGCAAGCGAGACCAGCTGGAGTAGAAAAGGTTAATGGTCGAACCAGTCAAGCGGCTCGATACCGCGAGATCATGTTCGGTCTGGAGTTGGTTACGGTACGGGCTGCTTTGGTTGCCGTAAGTTGACACAAGGTCAACGTTCATTGCCAACTGGTTTTGCAGGTCAGCAAGTGCTGGCTGCATGGTATTGGTCAAGTTCGGCGCGGCCTTTTCGACGATACGGACGTTAGGCGAAAGGATCGAGTACGGTCCGTACATCGTGAACGATAAGTCCTCAAGCGCACGCTGCGTCTCCGGTTGGATCATCACCGCACCGCCCATCATCGCAGAGTCAATCATCTGGCAACGAATGCGGTTGCTGGTCTGGATGTGGTTGAAGATCCGGTTGCCCAAACCGCGTACCGAATGGTAGGTGCCGTTGGTGCCGACACCGTAAGAGAACATCACGTAGGCGTGTTCCGGTTTTTCAAACATCGAGTTCTTGCGGAATAAGAAAGTCTTCGGTGTCTCTTCGGCAAACATCAAAAGCGACACACTGCCGTCGAACTCACGGACCCACATGTGGATGACGGACACCGTAGTATTTTCAAGACCAGTATACAAATCGTTGTTCTTCATCTCGCGTTGGGTCACTTCCCAATCGGCGTAGGTGTTGCTGCCGTTACGGCCAGTAGTACGTGCGTTCTTCGAGATGATACGTTTCACTTCGTCAACGTCCCAGCCCATCTTCGCAGCGGCTTCTTCGTTCTTGATGAAGCCATAAAGTTCATGAAGCAGGTACTGGCGGCGGGCACAAGCAACTTCGATTGACTCTTCAGACGCAGGGGTTTGCCTCGGTATGAGGAAGTCAGTCAGACCGCAAACACGAAAGCGCCAGCTCTTCGGGTCTTCAAAGTAAGACACGCCGACACCGTGCTTCGTGAACTCCGTACAAAGGCGCAGGAAGTTGGAATGAAACTCGGGCCACTCACGCAAGGTCTGCGTCAACTCCTCAGCAATAAGGTCCTCCGCCTCTTGTCGTTCGGCTGGCTCGCCGACCGTGACCGACACCCGCATCAGTTGCTGCAAGCTGGTGTAGAGGTCAACATACGCGGACATCGAAACGTCAAGCAAACGCTGGGCCTCACCGAAGTTCAAGTTGGTCCGGTTGCCTTGGCCAGTCGAGTACAAGACCCGTTGATCGTAAGGTGCCGCACCGTCAAACATCGCATCAACACGTGCGCGGTTGCTCGATGACTTCTCGTCGGCTTTGCGCAGAGTGTCATAGATCGAGCTTGCAGCCTTAACGTCACGGATACGGGATTCCGGTGGCGTCAGAGTTTGCGGGTCGAGGTTAAGCAGGTCGAACTCGTTCAGACCAGATGGAACCATAGGCGGATTTTGCGTCACAGCGTAGTATCGTAAAGAGCTTATCGAACAAGTCAAGAAATAGTTTCAGCGTGCAGCTGTCCCCGACCCTTTTGCGCGTCTAGCCGCTACCTCAGCATTTTCCTTCTTAGCCCACTCAGCCCAAGGCTCTCCCTCAAAATACTTCTCAAAAGCCTTTTTGTCTAGTTCCTCTTTATACGCCCCGTACTTAGAAGCGGAGTCAGTTGGGGTAAGAAAGGCTTTACCGAGCTGGTATGGTAGTGTCTTTTTTGTTAATTCCTTACCAGCTTCTGCATGGCCTTCTCTTTTTTCTGGGTTCGCGATTAAGTCCCCCGCTTGCCCTAACTCAATAGCAGCATCAATTGGAGGGACGTATTTAGCAAGAGCCTTAGCTGCAACTAGTCTTTTAGCAGCGTTAGGTACCGTACCTTGCTGTAAAGTCCTCCTTAATTTCTCAAAACCGACAATACCCGAAGCACCACCTAGCTGCATAAGGCGATCTTCTATCGAGTCTAGAAATGTATCGGGCACGTATTGAGCGTAGATAACCTATTGAACAAGTCAAGAAATAGTTTCAGCGTTGCCGTACACCTCTTCCATCAACTTCTTGATCGGAATGCGTTTGCGCTTGCCGTTGTCATCTGTGATCTGCACACACCACTGATGGCCCTTCGGATGAATGACGGGCGTAACGCGATGCTGCAAACCAGCAGTGCGTCCGCGTGTTGCAGGTTGAACCCGATGCACTGTGCCAGCAGGAGTGATGGCGTACTTCGAGTAGTTCGGGATTATGGTCATGTCTTGTAGTGTTGTCATGGTGGGAGCGGTATAGGGGCCAAAGGGCAGCGTGTCAAATTCTTTTTGGGTCAGTTCTCGTTTTTGTCTGAGCGGTCTCGGCTTGAAGGGGCGGGTTCGCAGATGGGGGTGGGTGTAGATCGTGACCCGTTTCGGTTTCTTGAGCTTCAATTCTTTGCGCTCGAAGTAGCGAACGGTTGCGTTGAGCTTCATCACGGCAAAGCGATCCGCAGTAACCCAATGCTCGCCGTCCTTGCAGGTGGTCTTGTAACCGATGAAGATCTTACCGTCCTCGCGTTGGTCTCCGTAGCGGTGTGCCATGAGCGGACCTTACCACAACCGCCCAATTCGTCAAGTTATTTCCTTCAAAAAATGAAAAATTGATTTTTGTAAACCTTATATATAAATCTCTAGTCTTTAGATAATTCATAATACTTCAGTAATTCAGTATTAATTGAATTATTGAGTTTATTATGAATTAGCACACTTCCTAAAAGTTTTCAGACATTTAGAAATCTCAGTTTTTCATTTTTTAAGAGCCCAAAAGTCGTGTCCAATTGTTTCTGAATCCTGTAACCGGAACCGTTTACCGCGCCTGTCCGTCCGCGAAATGTGCTAACGTATCAAAAACTGTACACAAAGCGTCCACTTTGTACTGTATCCTACACACTGTACCCTTTTAGGCTACGTGACACATGAAACAGGTCACGTGATACAGGATGCAGGTCACAGTTACGCAGATTTTTCTTCCAGATAGCGTAACCGTTTGCGTTCCAGCAACTTCTGACGGTTTGTCAAGTAGTAATTTCGCTGATAATCCCGCACTTTTTCCAGTTTTTCTGGTTTTAGGCTTGCATCTAGCTCCTTTTTACGCTTCAGCGACTCCTTATTCTTGGTGTAATACGCCTTCTGATAGGCCTTACGTTCCTCTTTGAACCGCTCGTAGTAGGATTGCTTGTCGCTCATAGGCACCATACTCTCGTGTCAATACCTAATTTGTCAAGTAAAATTATTTTTTCTCAAGGAGGTTACCTATACGCGCGCGTCTGTGAAAAAAAGAACCATCCTACCCGTAGCCTGTATCCTGATTCATGTTCCCTGATGCCTGATACAGGGCGCAAGTAGCGTTTGCGGTATGATGCAAGCGTGGCGTGTGCGAGGTGTGGTTTCCCTAGTATGTGAAGGGCGATGCGTCTCTTCTTATTCTGTCAACGGAATAAGCGCATCGCTCAACTAAAACAAATACGAAAACAAAAAAGTATGCAAAACAAAACAGAAAAACAAAACATTGACTTCACTTCACTTCTTCCGTTCATGGAAGCAGTCCACAAGGCAGAAGTCAAACTCATGGATGCCTTGCTTGCGCTATGGAATGCACAGGCGGACAAGTCCAATCCAATGGCATTCCGCCGCGCGTTCGTAGAGTTCGCAGTTAGCAAGGGCTATTCCAACAAGTGGGCGGGCGAGATTGCTTGCGATGCTGGCTTCCGCTTGCGTGCGGCGGGTGGCGGACGCAAGGCAAGCAAGCCAAGCGACAAGCCAAGCGGCAAAGGTGTCACGCCAGAGCAACTCGCTCACATGGCTCGTGCCTTGGATGCCAAGGGCGTGAAGAAGCTCATTGCCCTGCTCGCCGCAATGTAATCCTTAATCCGTCAACGGAATAAGAATCCTGCACCCTGTATCCTGCAAGTCCAACCCTTTCAGGATACAGGTTTCCACATTCAAATACCATGAAAGAAACACTCGCAATCCTAATCGGCATCATCATTGCCGTCTACGGCATCATCGCCATTCAATACATGAACGGCTCATGGTGATGACTCGCTGTCTGGTCTTATTCCGTCAACGGAATAAGGTCAGCAAGCGGTTCATAACCCCGCATAGAAAAATAAACATGAGAAAGACAAAAGAACATGCGCGATTCTTTGCGCTCCTCGAAGAGAACATCAGCAAGCCCAATGTCATCAAATGGCATCGCCCGCTTGTCGATCTCGTCACGACAACGCCAAAGCCACAGCAACAGCCAAAGCCATTTGGCGTGTCGTTGGCTCAAGCATTCGAGCAAGTGGAGGTGAAGCCATGAACATTGACGCGACCACAAGCACCGCATCGGTTGACGCCGCCATCATCTATCTTGCGAGCCGTGATGCGCTCGACAAGTTAGCAACGCCAACGCCAGTCTTGTATGGCAATGTCGTGATGATGCCAGTCATAGGCAAATGACTAGCGACTCTGCCCTTATTCCGTCAACGGAATAAGGGTAGCACGCTGTTCATATGGTATGAGCACGCAAAACAAATAAGAATAGAAAACAAATATGAACGAATACAATGAGTATGCCGAGTATCTAGTTGAAGAACTAGAGGATATGCAGAAGCGCACTAGAGAGATGCGCAAGAGAGTGCTTGAGATGCTTAAGCCTCTTATTGATCCGAACTGCGACGAAGATCACGACTGGTGGTTCCCGCAGAGTGCGTTCGGGGATATCGAAGTCGCATTAAGCAACTCTATCTACAGAGTGAAGCAAGATGCAGCGTTGCTAACGCTGCCGCCGATTAGATTCTACCACTACCACCAGAATAATAGTGGTGGTAAGACATACGGCCCAAGCAATGTTATCATCGAAGCCCCGAACTATGTGGTGGCGAACGAGATCGCAGAGAAGAACGGACTCTATTGGAATGGCGTGCGCGATGGCAAAGACTGCCAATGTTGTGGGGATAGGTGGTATCCACACGATGACGAGAGTGAAGCGCGATTCAAGATAGACCCGATAGATGATGCTAACGCAAAGGTTATCTACCTCAACAAGTGATTAGCGATACTACTCTTATTCCGTCAACGGAATAAGGGTAGCACGCTGTTCATATGGTATGAGCAGTAAACAAATAGAAATATGACTAAAGAACAAAAACAAATAATAGAAGAGCTGACCAATGAGGTTGAGTCTGTTTATGCAGACAAGATCGACAACCTCGAAACCCCCACACTCGAAGGCTTGTTCGATGGCACGCCAGAAGGTGACTTCGAGTGGGAGTCTGATGCCGAGGATGTCGGAGTACCTTGGCCTTGCGATGACAGGTGTTGCCCAGAAAGTTGGCATATGGATATTCAGTATGTCAGCATGGGTCGTAAAGACGGCAAGCATTGGTATGTAGTTTATCAAGACAGCATCGCTGGATGTGGTGACTACCAACCGATAGCAGGATTCGATGAGCGTGAAGGTGACGAGATAGATGAGGTCACTCTCATCGAACTCGGACAGGCGGGTTGTCTAGGCAGGATACTGCACTCCTTTAGGTGCTGGGCATTGTATGATTTGTATTGTGCCAAGACTGGCGAAGACCCGCTCAGGAACTGGTATTGCCCGTTCACTACGGAAGATGCAATCGAGTCAGCCCAACGCAACCTTGACTATCTGAAAATGTAATCCCTCTACATGATTAGCGATACTACTCTTATTCCGTCAACGGAATAAGGGTAGCACGCTGTTCATATGGTATGAGCACGCAAAACAAATAAGAATAGAAATAAACAAATGAGATATAGAAAAGACATACAGCTGGTCGATGAAGATTCGATCAGCGTCAGCGAAGCAGTAGCCGCATTGTTCTGCGGAGTAGACTACATACCACAAGACCTCGTTATCTACAACAAGGATACAGGTCTAATGACATACTGCATAGACGCACACCGCCGACCATCAGGTTCGATCGAGAGATACCGAACATACGGAGTGTGGGATATGCTAATCAAGGGAGCACAGGTAAGGCTGTCCTTGCCTGTACCGCTACTGGATAACGGACAGCACAAAGACATCCCGTTAGCAGCAGGACTGGAAGCGATCAGCGAGCACACCAACCGACCTCCGTTCGTACTGGACGAGAAGTCTGGTGCCCGACTTGTAGAGTACACCAGAGAGTACATCTACAACTACGAAAGCAAGTCGCGTTGGTCAGACTACATGCGTCCTGTAGCCGCTATCAATGCCCTGCGTAAGATGCTCGGCATGACACCGCTCACGCAGGATATCACCAACGATATGCTGTCCAAGATACCTGATATCATAGACAGCATGAAGTATCATTGCGACTTCATCACTGGCAACATATCAGATGTCTATGCCAGCGAGAGCGATAGTCAGTTCGGCTCGTGTATGGCTGGCGAAAATGAGTCGAGGTTCGAGTTGTACGATTACCTACAAAGGATCGGCAAGCTAGGCATGATAACAATTACCAACGGACGCGGCGAGCATAGTGGTCGTGCGCTAGTGTGGTACGGCACTAACCCAGATGACCTGTATTTAGATAGGGTCTATGCCCACACCCGCAACAGCGTCAAACTTCGTGCTGTTCTCGATGTGGTCAAAGAGTTCTGCGCCGCCAACAATATCAACAAGTGTGTGCATGATTCCTGCATCGGCGAGATTGGTCTTGAGTTTAGGAACATTAGGATAAGCCTCGGTGGTGTGGATCACTACAACTTCTCCGAGTATCCGTATGTTGACTCGATGCGCTACTGGTACAGCGATGGGTGCTTACGCAATCGCAAGTCCTCGTCTATTGATGGTTGCTACCTTGTCGGTAGCCTTGACCAGACAGATGGATCAGGTGACTTCGAAGATGACGAGAACATGGTGACTCTGCACCACGGCGGGCGATCCCATATTGACGATGCGACATATGTCGATCGGTACGAAGAGTGGTACTGCAATGACGATGTAGTATGTACACACAACGGGGACTACGAGTTGCGAGAGGATTGTAGTTTGCTGGATGAATCGAACTACGGCAGACGAGCATGGGCGCACGACGATGACATCACAGAAGCGCACAACGGAGAGAACATCCTCTCCGATGACGCAATAGAAATCGGCAACGAGAGTAGCGGCGAGTACGCACACAATGATGATGCCGTCGAGATGCCCGATGGAATCTACTTGCTCTACACCGACCCTCGTGTTAAGCGAGATGAACAAGGCAACTATGTCTATGCCGATACCGAAGCGGACACAGAAGTAGAAGCCTAACCCTAACCAATCCTTATTCGGTTAACCGAATAACAAATCAGATACATATGAAAGTGAATAACAAAATGCTGAAGGCGGTGTTCGAGATACAGAACCCGTCACAAAATAAGAAGTGCAATGACCATGCCATGCAGGTCATCTCGTCCCTCGCCCCGAAGGGTTGCACCATCATACGCAACAGAGGCAACCTGCTAATCCGTAAAGGCGGGCCGACTGGCCCACACCCTTACTTCCTAGCACACATGGATCAGGTGCATAGCTATGCGCCCTTCATGTCGTTGCGTCTGAAGGACAATGTACTATCCGCAGTGGACGGCAACGACAAGCAATGCGGTGTCGGCGGCGACGACAAGTGTGGTATCTACCTTGCACTTGAGATGTTGCACAGACTCAATCATTGCACAGCGGTGTTCGTTCGTGACGAGGAAGTCGGGTGTATTGGTAGCGGTGAAGTGCCACTCACATGGTTCGACCATGCGTCCTTTGTCCTGCAAGCGGATAGGAACAACCGAACCTTCGATGTCATTCGTGATACCAACGGCATGACCTGTGCATCGGATGAGTTCATTGCTGCCGTGCTTGCCTTGCCGCAAGCCAGTAGGCACAGCGAGAATACAGGTAGCGTCACCGACATCGGCGAGCTTGCGAGTCGCGGCCTCGGCGTCTCGATGATTAACATATCATCTGGCTACCACAACCCGCACTCACACACCGAGGTCGTGCATCTCGACGAGTTGCAGATTGCCTGTGACCTAGCCTATGCAATCGCAACCACGATGGGCAACCACCGCTGGTCGCACAAGCCTGTTGACAACTGGCCCACATACAAGTCGTACACTACGACGAGTAAATGGAAGTGGTCGAAGAACAATACATGGGACGACATCGACAAGGAACTAGCCGCCGATACATTCCAACCGCACTCCGATTACAGAGATAAACTAATAGCGGATCTCGAAGACTTCGGTTATTGCAGGTACTACGACCAACTCGACAAGGCTACGACCGATGACCTCGAAGAACTACTAATCTCCTATGAGATGTCAGAAGAACTAGATAGTTATTCTGTCACAGCAAAACACAAACCCGTACTGGTATGACAACCCCACTAGTAATCATACTCTTGATCCTGCTGGCTGTCGTTATCTCTGCCCTGTTGCAGGACAACGACAACACACGATTCAGATAACACGAAGCCTGTATCCTGCACGATGGATACTGCGTAGCTTACCGCATGGTTGGAGCACAACCTAACAAATAGAAACAAGCATATGAAAGCAACACAGAAACAATACGAAGAAGCAATCAAGCACTACGATAGTGGCGGCCCATCCGCTGTCTTTGCTTACGCATTAGACATTGGAATCGACGAGTACTCCCATTGCATTGACTGCGAAGAGGACACACCAGACTGCGACGACGACTGCTGTCTTGTGTGTGGGATACACAAGCCGTCTAACCCGAAACAAAAGTACCGCAAACACGAAGAGATCCAGAGAATACAGAACTCCCTCCGCGATTTGAGGGACTCCGATCCAGAAGACAACGACCCGCAATGGTATGCGATCATCGACGCCATTGCAGATTTAACAGGAATCAAACCACAATAACATGAACAATAAAAATATGAATATGAATACGAGCGACGAAGCATATAAACTAGCGGCATCATTCTACCTGTCATCATGCCATGACGACTGGACTGGTGAGAGACTACGCAAAGCAATCCTCGCGGATGCCAATGGCGAGGACAGGCAAGCACTTGCTGACCAGCAGGAGCTTGAAGTGTGGGGGCCTATCGAACAGCACATCTATGCGACTTGTTCTATGGATGATCCTAATGTAGAACTCGACGACCTCATAGACAATCTTGCCTATGCCTTCATGCAGTTTGCGAAGGGCAACGACTAACACTTAACTGGATGCGTAGCTTACCGCATAGTTGGAGCACAACCTAACAAATAGAAACAAACATATGTCTACCATTGAAAAACTACTAGCAACAATCGAAGCCCTCAAAGAAATCGCAACGGAAGCTATTGCTCTCGCTGATGAATACTCTGGCGGGGATAGTGAGACAGCAATAGAGCTAAAGGTAATCCTCGAACAAGTAATGAGTGACCACAACAAAGATAACTAAACAAATAGAAAACAAATACAATGCCAAACTGGTGCGAAAACATACTGACAATTGAATCCCCATCCGATGAACTGCAATCCTACTTGCAGAAGAATAGTCTATCGTTCGAGAAGATCAAGCCGACACCGCCTGAACTACTCGAAGGTAGCGGATGGTACGACTGGCGAGTTGATAATTGGGGTACGAAGTGGGATCTCGATGAGCAAGAGCAACGAGATGTGTTCGAGCAGTTCATGCTTAACAGCGATCACATCCAACAGGCTACCTTTATGACTGCGTGGTCTCCGCCTTGCCAAGCAATCGCTGCCCTGTCGAAGAAGTTCCCGAACGATGAGTTCGTCCTGCGTTATGTCGAGTTCGGCATGGGCTTTGCTGGCACGGCACACATATCGAATGGCATGTCGCACGAAGAGGACACCGACGACAACGACGAGATCAATCAGTTCGCGGTGGACTACTTCGGCTACGACATGGAAGAACTAATCGAGGGGGAGGATTAACCATGAGAGTAGTACGAGAGATCCTGCCGGAGGGTATGCCGTTTGTTTTCCAAGCGATAACCGACGACAACAACGACCTCCAATCCGTTGCGGTCTACCCTATCCACAACGGCAAGGTACTTGAAGCGTTGCCGGATACAGGTAGTGCCATCCACTTGGCCGCTACCATACGGCTTGCCACAATCTCAAAAGAAAATAATTGAGAAAAAGGTATTGACCTACTGCGGAAACTGAATTACAGATGATCGCAACGCCGACTGCGACAGCACAAATGGTCGGCCCTCTAATACAAAAGCAAACAAAAATAATATGACAACTAACTCCATTAACCCAACCAAACCATCCGAACTCCTCGACCTCGCGGAGATCGCAGTAGCAACCGACCGCTTCCTGTTCATCGTGGGTAGCGGTGGTGCTGGCAAGACCAGCATCGTCACCAAGATCCTCGCCCCGCAGATGGGACGCAAGGTGTATTGTGTCAACCTCAACGGGCAGGGCCCGCAAGAGGTGATCGGATACGGCAAACCAGACGGCGATGACATGTCGTTCTACGCACCGGACATTTGGCCTACTGCCAAGCGTGTAGGTGACGAGCCTGTGCTCTTGTTCCTCGACGAGTGCAACGACTATGACCCTGCGGTTCGTGCCCTGCTCCGTTCCCTGTACCCTGCATCCGGTGACAGGATGGTTGGACCTCATGTGTTAGGCTCGAATGTCTTCGTAGTCTGCGCCTCCAACCGCAGACAGGACGGCACCCGATCCGCCGTTGAGGATGCCCCGTTCACCGAGCGTTGCGTCAAGGTCACGCTCGAACCCAATGTCGGGGACTGGCTTGATTGGTACGATAGTCAAGCCAAGCTGACGGCAAGCGGGTCTCATGTGCCAGCGTTCCTCAAGTTTGGTACGACTAGCGGTGACGGACTCGACCACTTCAACCCGCCTGTCGTCATGCCGTACGATGGCGTGCCCCATCCATGTCCTCGTACATGGGAAGCGGTAGCACTGGCACACCCATTCCGCGCCACCAAACCGGAAGCGTTCCGCAAGTTCGTGCGAGGTTCGGTCGGTGATCGTGCGGCGTCTACTTACTTCGCATTCCTCCAGCATGTGGACAAGTTGCCGGACATCGCCACCCTCAAGGCTGACCCCGATTCCTTTAAGGTACCGGAAGATCCTGCGGTGCAGTTCGCCCTCGTGTCCGCTTGCCTTGCCATCGCTACTCGCGGCGTCAAGGACATCGCCATTGCCGTACACAGCGGCGGCTTCGACTGGCTTGTATCCCTACTGCTCCGTTGCCGTGGCGACATTCGTGAGTTCGGTGCACGCTCTGCCGTACGCCGAGGCATCCCTCTGGATGAGCACCCACAAAGCCGTGACCTCATCCTCGCATAAGCAAACAACAAAACAAAACAAACAGAATAGAAATACAACATGACTACTACACAACAACTCAAGGCATTCCAATCCATCGTGCTCTGCCACTTCAGCACCACGGCACCAGCAACCAACGCACTCAATCGTAGTGCATCAACGAGGGCGGTGACTGCCGCTGGAGCTGACCGCAATGCGGCTCGTGTCTACAACACGATCCTCACGGCGCGAGGCACGGCAGTCGGTCGTGCTATCAGTCTGCAACAACGGACAGGCGTTGCCGTCCGCCGTTGCGGTTCGCTCTGCCAGACCGGAGGCATCTACCTCCGCATCAAGGATGTCGCCGAAGTGCAGAACATCTTCGATGATGCGCAAGCAGAACTCGATACCGTCCGTGAGGATATCCTCGCTACCTATCCTGACCTACTCACCTCCTTGCATACGCAATTAGGTTCGTTCGTCAACGAGGTGCAGATCCCTACTGCTACGGAGGTGGCGAGCAAGTTCACCATGAACTTGACCATCATCAACCAGCCTGTTGCGGTTGACGATGCCGTGCTTGTCGGCCTCACCGAAGAGGTTGCCAACCGCGTGCGTGCTGACTCGCAACGGCAGGTGACAGAGATGCTCCGTGCTTCACACGCTGGCCCGATCAACGATCTGAAAGCTGTGATCGCAGAGTTCTCCAACCGCTTGCGCAACGCTGACCGCTTGCACCTGTCGCAGTTCGACAAGCTGCGTGAAGAGGCACAGCGTGTGCAGAAGCTCAACTTCTTCGAGCTACCGGAGATCGAGCAAGTTGTACTTGCAGTAGCTGACGCTGCTCGCATTCCTGCTGGCGAGCTGACGCAAGACGAGCGTGTTCGCATTGCCCAGAAGGCGGAAGCCGCAGCTGTAAAAGCTGACGAGACTCTTGCCGCTCTCGGTCTGTAATACCAACCACATAAATACAAATGGAAACAAACATGATAGACCCCACATCATTCGCCACCAACCACCCGTTGTCCGTAGCCATGCGGACAACAGGTCGGTACTGGTTCATCGCACACAGCAAGCTCATGTCTATGAGCTGGCAGTGGTCGGACGCTGTACCATACGGCGCAACGGACGGTGCCACCTTGCTACTCAACAGGGATGGCATCAACAAATTAGCCAACAAACCAAACGGTGCTGGCCTCATTGCATTCCTGCTAGTGCATGAAGCATTGCACGCACTGCTCGGTCACGGCTGGCGTCTCGCCAAACTACCCGACTCGAAGACTGCTAATGTTGCGGCTGACTACATCATCAATGCGATGATCGCCAACCGCAACCGTGAGATCGGCAAGGAAGTATTCCCCCTCATCGAGGGCGTGCTCCTTGACGAGCAGTTGTCCGGCAACAATTCAGCCGAGCAACTCTACCGCATACTAGCTAAACCACAACAGAACCAAGAGATTAATCCTAAACCATCCCAACAACAAGATGATACCAACAATGATACCAACAATGATAACAATGAAGACAGCGATCAAGACGACAGCGAAGACAGCGAAGGCAATGAGCAGGAGAGCAGTGAAGACAGTACTACTAGTGATCCTGACAGCGGGGGTGATAGTGCTACCGACACTGACGAGTTGGATAGTGGAGATGATCTGTCGGACTTTGTCGGCACTGGCGCACCGGATACGTTCGAGCCGGAAGCCGAAGACGGTGAGTCCAAGCAGGAAGTCATCGACCGCATCGAAGAAGCCAACGATTCGATCTTCATCGCCGACGAAATAGATCGCCGCCAACAAGGTGACAAGGGCACAACTGCCAACCGCTTGCAGTCACAGCGTACCAGTTCCTCGTTGAGCTGGCCCGACCTGCTACGTGAGTGGTTGACAAAGCGTTCACGCAACGGATGGGATGCGCCGTTCAACAACCCGATCTTCCAGACAACTGGACTCGTCGCCGCTGGTCGCCGCACCCGCAACGCCGGAGAGATAGTACTGGTACTGGATACCTCCGGTTCAATTGGACAGCGCACCTACGACCGCTTCCTCAGCGAAGCACAAGCGGTACTCGATGACCTCAAGCCAGACAAGTTGCACCTACTATCCGTCTCGCATGTGGTAGCCGATGACTTGACTCTTGAGGTAGGCGACACCGTGCCAGCCAAACTCAAGGGCGGGGGTGGTACGAAGTTCAAGCCAGCCTTTGATTGGGTAGCCGAGCATGCGCAGGATGTGGATGTCATGGTCTACCTAACGGACGGATACTCGGATGATCTGAAAGACATCACCAATGTCGAGTTCCCCCTGCTCTGGCTGTCAACTGGTGCCCATACCAGTGCATTTAAAGCTGGTGAGGTTATCGAGATTACTGATGTGTGATAAAATAAAACAACTAAAAAGAAATAAGAAGTATGAAATTAACTAGAGCACAGTTCAGAAAGAGATACAAGAAACCGGACGCACTGATCGAAGGTATGATGCTAGACTGGGAACGTCATATCCAGTTAGGAAACAAACCAGAGATCATGCTGTCGGAGATACCACACCAGTACCACGAGGTGACTGGTAGTTACGGCACACATCATGTACGAGTCGTCACTGGGTACAAGGTGAAGATGATAGTAAACTCATACGACCCGATTGTAATTGCCGCGTACTCGCCGCTGGTCGGTGGGTTCATAGCGAGTGCAGCTATGGAGTTCTATCCTGCAACCGAAGGTTTGTACCATACGAGTTCGTTATCTCATGTGCCGCCCACGCCAGACCCATTAGATGACAACACAACTAGACGGATACTGATGGCTGACTGCCTATCGAACTTGAGTTCGACTCTTGCTCGCGGTTTCGAACTCCACAAGTGGCAGTTCAAGAACCCAACCGACGACATGATGCTCAACCTTGTATCCTGTATCCGGCAGCAGCCACAGGAAAAGCGTGACAGACTCATGGTTCTGCTAGATAAATACGGGGCACCGGAAGGCCCGCTCGGTGAAGCACTAATGCACATCGACAAATTCCGTTCACTGTAAGCAACTAATAAACAAACTAATTATGAAAGACAAAGTACAAATTGATACCGGTCGTGACATCCTCACGCTCGAAGCCAACGTCACACTCAATGCAAAGTTCGTGACCGCATATGTAAACGGCATCTCGATACGATCCGGCTCGCTGCAACTAGCACGGGTAGCGGATGCGTTTGCCGATACAGTAGTCGCCGCCTGTGCCCTACGTGTTGATTCGTCGTGGCTTAAGAAGCAGATCGAAGAGTTCATCAACAACTCAATACAATAAATACATATGAAGATAACAAATAAACACCGCAAGAACAGCCAACTACACAGCGTACCGAACAAGGATACAGGACACGAGCACGAGGTTACTCTCGACTGCGCGTGCCAACCGAAGATCACCCTCAATAATGGACACTTGATAGTTGAACACCAGATTGTAGGCAAGAGCGACAAGCTATGGCGTATTAGGGCTGCTAACTATGGTGTTAAGTACAAGCTGTAATTGAATGCGAACCACAAACAAAAAGAAAGATACATCTATGCACCTTGAGTTCGCAGAGAAGAGCCAGCTACTACGCTGGTTCCACGACCGCAACATCAAAGAACTGAAAGCCATGAAGAAAGGATTCATAGCAGTTCAGTCCGCCAAGAAAGGAGGCGGATGATGGAGGTCATTTGCTTCCTGTTCTTGGGCGGCTGGTTCCTATGGTTCGCAGCTTGCTTCTTCTGGCAAACGTTTGTCGTACTTACTCAAGGAAGTTAGTACTGTAAACATCAGCCTTCTGTGTCAGGACCCTGTTGATTTCGTTAGCGATCTCATCGGGGTCCTGTTCACCAACCCGCATCTTGTTGTCGATCATCTTGCGGAACCACTGTTCGTTCGGCACCCACGGAATGTTTACCCCTTCGAGGGCGGCACCGAACCGTTGCTTACTGAACTTCATTTGTTTTGCAGTAGTAGCAAGTGATGACTCAGTAGAACCGATAGACTGCATACCCATCAAGAAGTTGTGTAGCTTCTGCTGGTTCTTGTTAGACGCCGACTGATGGTCGTCGATGATGCCTTCGACTTCATCTGGATTGAGTCCCCTACCGGACGACAACGGATAGAGCAAGGACACAACCGCATCAGCCGACTCTTTCAAGTTGCGCATGCCACGGTACTCGATGTCAGTTGTCTTATGGATTATTGGCCTTACACCAGTAAGCTCACCGACAATGATCTCCTTGGCATTTTGCTCACCGTACCTACCGACCTTAATTACTTTGTCGATAATAGCAGGTTGTAGTGTACCGCCGATTAGGTGCATTGCCATCTTACCGAACGCGACAACAGCATTATCAGTAGCCAGCCAGATCGGCTGGTCAAACTGGTCGCGGTTTTGTGCGACCTCAATCGCAGTGTTGGCAGCGATCTGGGTGCCGATCATCTCGGAGCTAAAGTAGTCAGCCATACCTTTGATGTCACCGCGAGTTGCCAAACCGACCATGTCAGTGAGCTGGCTGTACGGTAGGATGTTAGACATGTCGATGACTTGCACCGAGCCGTCTTGCAGTAGCTGTGCAAAGATGCCGTGGTTGCGTTGCCACTTCGGTAGACCTTCACGGAGCGCAACGAGTTCTTCTTCGTTGAGTTCACGCACACCACCACGCTCATCGTCTTCATCATCGGTGAGGAAACTGAACAGCGTAGCGAACAATGCACCGTAGGCAGCACTACCGCCTATCATAGTAGTGGTGAATCCAACTAGACGCTTCACACCACGACTGCGCATAACCGGATTGCCTGATTTCATTTCTTCAACGGCGAGTGGTACCGTGTTAAACATTGTACGGAACACTTCGGTCTTCCAGCGCACGAACGGAAGGGCGATCATTGCGAAGGGCGACTTGTTAAATGCCTTCGCAAGACTGAGTTGATCCGAGTGTGTCGGGAATGTCAGCTTGACTTTGCGTGCGGCGTCTACCTCAAGTTTGGACTCGGACTCTGTATCGCCGTACGCTTCTTTCAGTGCGTTCAACTCAAAGAAGTAAGCGTTAAGTTTGAACGCACTATCAATCACGTTGTTAAGAGAAGCGAGGAACTCTACAGTGGAACCACCAGCCTGCTTTGTCGCGGCCCATGTTCCTTCGAGGTTGAACTTCTTAACAATCTTTTCGATGTTACCGCTGCCTTGCGCTTCGACAATGGCATCAAGCAACTCTTCCAGTTGCTGATCCGTAGAGTTGACGAAACCATTAAGCATGTCCATTGCGATACGACCTCTTGTCTCGTCCTTGAGTATTTGCAATTCGGTTAGTCGGCGAATCTGATTGCGAGTCTCTTGCGTATCTGCTTTAACATTACCTCCGAGGGACATGTTGGAGATGATAGATAGGCGCATCGCCTCTTTCATGTACACCGGATTGATAATGCCTTGCGCAGTGGTCAGTGCAATACCGCCCAATACGTTACGGGGATAGAAACCAACCGATCCTAATGTCTTTGCGGTGATGGAAAGACCGGAGAACTTGGACATTGCACGGCCCAAGCTATTCAAAGTCTCCATTGCTTTCGACTGCTGTTTGATTCCGTTCATGCCCAACTCCTCGCGGATAGTGGCGGCGATGTCCTTCCTTACATACAAGCCAGCAAGGTCTCCGAGCTGTGCTGATTGACTCGGTGGGAAGAGCAGTTCCATGTCAGGCTTGCGCGTACGGCTGGCTACCTCGATCTCAATCGCTTTACTTGCGAAGTTGCGTAGGAACTTTTCGTTAGCAGCAAGTCTGCCGACACTGTACACAGTGCGGACTGCATTCTCAAATGGATCAGTGACTTCACCCAACAGCGTACGCAGTGGGGCGTCGAAGTCTTTCTTACGAAGCAAACGGTTCACGTCCTTGCGGACGGTGTTCATCGCACCCAAATCCTTAGCGTCAGCCGCTTCTTGTTCGAGGTTTGCGAGATACTTATCAAGATACTCAATTAGTTTCTTATCACGTTGTTCAGCAGTAAGGGTTTGTCCGTTCTGCTTTGCGTCGTTATCTACCTCCCACTCAAAGTGTTTAGCGGCGGCGGCACGGAGCTTGTTAAAGTCTACCTCTTTGCCGTCAATCATTGCGACCCCGCCTTCTTTAGCGAAGAGAGCCCAACCTTCCGAGCCGAAGAACCTAAACGTTCTAGTGAGGTACACATCGTTCGACTCGTCGAAGTTGATGACTGCTTTGTACTTATTGATCTCGTTCCTAAACTCAACAAGGTAGTCAACAAGTTCTCCAAAGCCGGAGTTCTTGAGCTTACTTTCCATAGCTTGTTGTTCTTTACGGAATGCGGCAAAGAACTTGTCAGCTTCTGGCTGTGTCAGTTGAGCTTCATAGTCTTCGGCTTTGCGCTCAAGGTCGGGATCAGTTGCGTTGTCCTTCTTGAACTCGCGGACTTTCCTTTGGATCTCCTTGCGTGCTTCACCTTGTACAGCCGGAGCAGTAGTACCGAGGATCATACCGATGTCCTCGATGCTCGCGCCCCTAGCAAGAGCCTCGTCACGCAGCTTTGGAAAGCGGCGGTCGAAGTCCTCAATCGTGTACTCGATTTGTGAGATAGTACCGTCCCTCATGTTCAGGTACTTGCGAAGTTCCATCGGCAAGTTGTACATCTTATCCTGCGCCATCTTCCAGAAGTCCTTAGTCTTCTGCTTGCTGGCACCGGTACCGGCTACCGGAAACATGAAGTACGTGCGGTCTTCCTGCCCTTCAGCGATGTCTCCGTTGATGGCGTTGAAGAAGGCAGTGGTATCACCGTACTCGTTAGCGGCAGAGGGTTCCGGTGTCGGAAGCACACCACCGTTGCGCAGTTTGCGGAACGAACGTGATGCTTGCGAGATGTGGGCAGCTGTGCCTGTTGTCGGTGTCGCCCTAAACTGTTGCTTGAGTTTTACAATAAACGCCTTGAGTCCTTCAAGGAATCGCTCAAGCAATGATGGGTTTGTGTAGAAGAACGCGATGTCCACTTCTCTTGTGCGGCCTGTAGCCATACGAGTCATCTCCATACGTACCCATTCAGCGGCGGCGTCGAGGTCTCCAGTAAGTCCAGCTTCGCGGTCGGCGGCAATGCGAGATGCACGGATTGCGTCGTCAGGCTCCATATTAGAGTAGGTAATATCCAAGATACGGTTTACCATATCAGGACCCAACTCTTTTGCGATTGCAAGGTAGTCGTCGTTTGTGAATACGGAGTTAGCTGCGATGTGGGCGAGTTCTTCGTCCACTGCTGTACGTATTACTGCTTTAGCGTTAGCTTGAGACAGTCCGGTACCCAACTCTGCAACATATTCCTGATTGATAATAATCGTATTGGGCTTGCTGCGGCGGATGCCCATTGCGGCGACCATATTATTGTCGATCTCAATGTTGATGCCCGCTGGTACAATACGACGCAGTTCAGCTTCTGCATCAAAAGGTCCGGTGCTCTCAGCTGCAAATACACCTTCGCCACCTCCTTCGTAGCGGGTCAGGATGTCTTCAACCATCGAGCCAAAGAATACTTTGTCCTCAAAGGCAACACGGGCGTCCTGTGCGATCTGAACGATACCGTCAATGTCGCGGCGTGAGCTGATGTTGAATGTGTGGTAACTAGCCAACGACATCTGTGAGAAGTCGAACAACTCCTTAATAGCTTTATTGAGTAGCGTATTCTTCTTACCGAAGAATGACAGGATAGCGTCAATCATTCGGGAAAGAATCGAACGTTGTCCAGTCGGCGTCATTGCCGCCAGCATGGACTGGAACTCAGGCGCAGTGATCGTGTAGGTCAAGAACTCTGCATTGTTAGCCAAACCGTTGCGAACGTGAGCGTAACGCATAAGGCCCTTCTTCGTGGCTTGTGCGATAGCAAGTTCACGAAGTTGGTTTATGCGTTGGACGGCTGCGCGTTGTTCGGCGGTACGTGGATCGTTGAGGTATGTAACAGTAGCTGCGTGCAAGTATTCGTGCAGCAGTACGTCAGCAAGACCACGACCGTTGTGGCCAGACAGGTTAACCATCACGGCATTGGACTCGGAGTCGTAGATACCAGCCCAATCCGAACGGACATCTACGATGCCGAACTTAACTGAACGAACAAAGTCTGGCGCAAGCAGCAGTAGCTTCGCCACTTCACGATGATGCTCCACTTTACTCTTGCTGATAATACGCAATGCAGTGAGTACACTCTCAGGGTCATTCGACTCAAGAGCATAGCGGGCGACGTCTTCGCTGTTGGCTATGCGTGCAGCTTGTTCGAGTTCCGCACTGTTGACGTTACTAACCGATTTGTTCAGTCGGGTAACGTCGTTACGCATCTTCATCAAGGCTGGTGCAGCCATGCGAGCTATCTTTTCGTAACCCTTCAACTCGGTGGTTTCTTCTACAATACCACTGGCTTTGAGTTTCATAGACTCAGAAGCCTTTTTGTAATCGGTTGCAGCGCGTGTATCGGCAGGATCACCGGTTAGGGCTCTCGTAAGAATCGCTTCGACTGTTCCAATTTTCTCAGTCTCCGACATGTCGTCAACCATAACGTCGTCGATCCTCTGCATAAGAGGGTTCAACCGCTCGATAAGGGCGATAGACACTTCCTTGTCTCGTGTGACAGAGTTCTTCTTACGTGTATGGAAACGCACATTTGACAACGCCATGTTGTACGAATCCGTCAATTGAGGTAGGGCTAGTTGGGCTCTTTCCGCCGCTTTAGTCTTTTTAACCTTAACTTGTTTTGGCGTAGCGGTAGGTTGTGGTCTTTCTAAGCTACTCAGTTCGGCTGCTGTAGGTTGTTTGAACTCTCCTTCGGACGACAAGTCCGCCAACAGTTCCGACTCCGGTCGCGCACCAAGACCGAGTGCTCTGCGCTGTACGTTAATCTCATTAAAGATATTGCTAAGAGATAAACCAGCTTCAGTGATTTCAGAATTAACCAGTTCAATCTGTTCGTCAAACTTATCGAGTTTACTCCGGTTATTGCTAATGGTCTGGGACAGTTTGTTGACTGCCGCATTAATAGTCTCCGTATCCATTTTATTGAATACAGACTTAATTGATTGCTCGTAGCGTTCGCGTAGATCGCCCTTACGGCGGAGCGTTTCAGCGGCAGCGAACGCCTCTTGGATCTCCGGCTGCGCAACACGGACCGCCTCAATGATTTTGTTACGATATGCTACCTCTTCTTGCGGTGTAGTCTTACCACCAGCGCGGTAAGCGGACTCTTTAGCTTTGTCAACAAGTTCGATAAGTCTATCCTTCGACGCGGTCGGCGACTCGAAACTAGCAGGGGGCTCAACTGTCGGCGGTATTGCTTCAAACTTCGCAACCGGAGGCAGCCAGCCGAGTTCAGACATAACACCAGCTGCTCGCAGACCCGTCTTAAGACCAGACAAACGGTTAACAATCGCCATCGAAATGTCGCGGTTATCTCCTGTAATGCTAACGATCTTGTTGTTGAGGACGTCAACGATCATCTCTCCGCTTTCAAGGACTTCAAAACCTTTATGGAACAGCAGAGCAATGTCCTTCATCGCACGCTTTAACTCAGGCGTATCGTTGATCTGGCGGATAAGCGAATCACGCAAGCTGATTCTGTACGTCGTGGCTGTCTCAGGGTCGTCGTCTACCATGTCGCGGCTCGACGAAAACAACGGATCGAGTGCATAGTCGTTAAGTTTTCCGGTCGCCAATAGCGTGTCTAGTACACTTTCGTTGTCCTCTCCTATACCACGGAAGAACACGGTCTTTCGTATGTTCCTAGCCTTCTCCGCGTTCTGGTAGTCTTTACCGAACTTTTTAAGGATATTTAGTGGGTTCTTTGGTCCGGTAAACAAATCACCGTCCGGCTCGTTTACGCGCTCATACAAAAACTCAGCGTATTTTGTGATGACATTATGAGCCGTTGATCCCGAAAGGTTCGGGTGGCGTTCAGCAATGGCGGTAGCCATTGCTTCTTTGCTGTTAGTGTAGAAGAAATCAGCGACTACCCCAACAGGATTAAGATCTCTAAGTGATTCTTTGGTGAGGTTGAACTCACTGGCGAAATCAGGATGCTCTTTATATTGTTCGAGAGTTAGACCTTTTTCTTCAGCCGCTTTGGTCAGTCGTTTGGTAATGCTTTTGTTCTTTTCAAATTTAACAGATTTGGCTGCGTAGTCGAGCAGAGCCTTACCCATAGCAAACTCATAGACACTCAGACCATACTCAGCGAGGGCGTAAGACGAGAGATCGGAGATGGAGTCATCGTCTAATTGAAATTCACTTTTGAGGAACCGGTGCCCAGCCCCCCTCTCAAACTCTCCGTCGAAAGCTACCTCACCCATCATCCATTTCTGGAAGTCGCCAGTATAGTCACGGGCGTTAAGGTTCTTGGCTGGTACGACTTTATTATTTACGACTTGCTGTCCTATAGACTGACGACCTTTTGCTGTTTCTCCAGCAGATGATAGGTATCTACCAGACGGAGCGACTAATGACATTAGAAGCGACTCAGTTTTGCGGGCTTTAATCGGGATATAACTACCGTTAACGTATGCTTCCTCGCCGGAGAACCTAATGGGTTGGCGTGTTATTGGGTCGATAACCGACATGACGACACCGGTATCAGGATCAAACTCAATCGAAGGATTAATCTTAAACGCATCTTTCGCGTTCTCAGATCTTTTAATAAGCTGTTTTGGAATCGTTACAGGTATGTTCTGGTCGATCTGCTCTCTAATAATAATCGGATCGTTAGTAAACTCACCAGCAACTGCATCATAACTAGCGTCGCGGAACACAGGAATCGGGATAGTCCTGTACTCTCCGGTTTCGACATTCGTGTAGGATCGCTTACTCGTGACTGGTTCATCTTTAGAAGTCGGAGTAACTAGCGGGTAGTTCTCAATTACTTTCCTATATAGGAACTTATGTTTACCCTTGAGGTACTTCATTGGGTCCGTTGGATCACCTTCGAGTCGTTGCTTAGTAAACAACGGAACCTCTCCGTAACCCATGTCCTCTTGGGTTAGGCCAGCAATTGCTCTACCGTATGCCGACAAATCTGAAATACGGAAACCTCCGAGCACCAAGTCGTTAAAAGCTAATTCTTCTTCTTGGTTGCGGAACACATTGAGTTTATCTTCGGTGCTCCAGTCCTCACCAGCTATACCGCCGTGGTCAACACGTTTTTTCTTGGTCCTCTTTTCTTGTGCTTCTTCCTCTTCCTCAAATGTCTTAAATGGTCTCGATGCTTCGATTGCCGACAGTTGTGAGGCGAGGTCTTGTTCGCTTTGCGTAAGTGTGGTCTCTTCGGAACCAACTTCGGCTGGCATAAGTGAAGCCATTTTCATACGCAACCTACGGCGACGCGAGCCGATAGCTTGCTTCCCTTTAGCCATACTTACTTTTAGTTCAGCGAGTTCAGCAGAGAACTCCTCGGTAGCAGCATCTGAATACGCAATGTCCTCCAAAAACTCCAGCTTCTTCCTATACTTTGTAGCACCAGCAAAGGTTTTGGGTCCTTCTCTAGTTGCAACAATTGGGACAACAAACTCCATATCGGAATAGTCTGCCATCAGTTTCCTGAGTTGGTCTTGGGGACTGGGGCCCTCCACCACGCTGTTGCCTTCTGGTGTCTTACGGGTTTTAACTGCTGTTGGCTCTTTAGGTGCGCCAGTAATGACGCCTTTTAACCTTTTGTTCTCAGCTTCTTGTTCTTTAGAAGTAAGTTGGGTTTTAGGCGCTGTTGCTTCTTCGCCGTCACCTTCGAGGTCTTGTTTAAGTTCATCTTCAATAGCCGCTTTCTCCTCATCAGTAAGATCTGGCTCGTTAGCAAACGCTTCTTTAGCTGCTTGGTCTACTTGGAATTTGTACGCCAACGCAACGCGGCTCTTCAAATCTTCTGCGCTTTGAAGTAGTGCGCCTCTAGTCTCTGCCGGAATGGTGTCGTCAGATGATACCCAGTCAAAGAATGTGTTGGCATTTTGTGCAATGAAGTTAAGTTCGTCTGGCGTCAGGTTCGTTACAGTCTGCTTGAACTTAGCCTTCGACGAATCCCCAGCCATAAATGCTTTGAAAAGATTCTGATTAGGGCCGTACTGGAGAACTTCTTTCGCTGTGACAATCGAAGCCTTAGCCTCATCACTCACTGCATTAGTTTCGATTTCATCAATACTTGAAGCATTAACATCGCTATCTGTTGGTGGCGGCGTGAGGTCTTGGAGTGAATCCAAAGAGACATTATAGTAACGTGCTAGACTTTTAATCTGATAGCCGTTGCTGATCTTGATGTCCATGCCGTCAAGGTCTTGATTGGACATAAGGGTCGCGCCTTTAACGACGAGTTGTATGATATTGCCTTTGTCTTTGATAACGCCAAGGAAATCTTCAGGTCTGTTGTTTTCCGTCACGGACGGCATCGCAACTTTCGATGTGGCTTTCTTACCGCGAACGATGTACGGAGTACCGGCAAGTACTTTACCTTCATCCTTTGCAAAGGTCATCAGTTGCGGGAATGCGCTAACACGACCTTGTGCTTTCTCGTAGCGGGAACCGAGATGGATTGTCTCGCCGTCCTTTGTGTTGAGGAAGATAGAACCACTGTCGTCAGCTTCTAGTGTGCCAGTAAAACCAGCGGCGGAAACTTTCTCGCCAACAAGATCTCCGAGCATGGTAAGCTCAAGCTCTTGTTCTTTCTCATCGGATAGTTGTTTCTCTGCCGGATCTGCAAAGATCGGTTTCTTCGTAGCTAGTTCGGCGTTCTTCTCCTCTTGGATCTTAGCTTGCGCTTCGGCTTGTGTAACCTCAGCAGCACGAGTTCTGGCGTCGTCGATCATGCGCTGCACTGTTTCGGCAGTCGCGTTGCTATTTGTTTTGCGGAGTTGTGTAGCTACTTTCTCAAGCGCCGATGCACGGCCTTCAAACACAAGTGCTAGTTCAGACTTTTTGACGGGACCGAACTGTGTTGCGCCTGCAACAATACCACCGAGACCACCACCGATCACACCGGCAGTAAATATTTGGTTGACCTTCTCACTAAGCGGTGTCTCTTGATCGAGGGCGGCGTCTTCCAGTTTCATTTGGATTGCTTGGTCCACCATTTCTTCGGTAGCTTCGTTAAGCACTCCGCCGAATGTGGTACGCATGTAGTTCTTGTATGCGCCACCAATCGCACCACGCATTGCACGCTGGAACGCACGGTCCGTCACAGGTACAGACTCACTCTTGAGATTCTCATAGACAGCTTTTGCTTGTCGGTAGTTCATCTTATCGACAGGCACAACGCGACCTCCGGCTGCTAATACAGCATCATCGGTCTCACCGCCGAGCATTGCACGGATACGCTTAGTAGCCACCTCTTCAACACCGCCCCTGCCCAAGAAGCTCATGCCGGATGTGATAACGCCAGTCGATAGACCAGCAGCGAGAGAGTAGCCTAAAGCATTCTTGTGCTTCTCCTCATGGCTCATTTCGTCTGGCAGTTGGCCGTAGATAGAGCCGTATGTGGAAGTAGCGGAACGCACGAACGAAGTGGTGAACACCGGAGCGTTCTCAGCAAACTTTGTAGCGAGACTACGCCCGACTTCTTTGATTGCATTAGAGGTAGCTGCCTCGCCACCTGCTGTGGACGCGGTGCGGAAAGATTGCGCAGCTACATCGTCAACGCCAGACAAGCCGAGCTTTGCCATACTGCGAAGCGCGGTCTTGCTGGAAACAGATCCGGCTTTAGCCAAAGTTTTAGCTCCGGCAAACACACCACCAGTACCGATGGTAAGGCCGATGTCGGTTGCAACTTGAGGGATAGTGTTGAGGAGTTGGAATCCAATACCGTACTCGTCTCCAAACATTCTGGAGAACTCTTGTCGGCGGGACTGGTCCTTGTTCATCTTGACCATTTCCTTCGCGGCCCACTCATTACCACTAAGCGCAGCAAGACCCAATGGGATTTCCGCTACTGTCTTCCATGCGCTCTTACCGAACTGCTCAAGTCGTGTCTCAAAGCCGCTGTAGTTTTTCGAATCGCTAACGTAAGTCTTTACAAACTCAGCATCGCTAAGTCCGTCGGCCTTCGCTTTGGCAAGCATACCGACAGCATCAGGTTCCTCTTCAAGAATCACTTTAAGGAGTTCCGGTGCTGTGGTGTCGAGCAACTGATCGCGGCGTACGCGAGCCATCTTCTGCTGGTCTTTGTTGAGCGGAGCGGCAGCGAGTGCCTTCTCAAACAGATCGTCTCTCGGAAGCAGCGCAGCGGCAATAATCGGGTTACCCATGCTGTCCGTCGTGATACCGGTTTCCGGCTTGTCTGCACGGAACACGGCTCCGGCAGCGTCAGCTACCATAGCGTCACTGAACTTCTCAATCTCTTCGGCGGAAAACTTCTTGCGAAGGTTTTCGTCACTGCCTAATACATCGGACAGCTTTGTATCTGGTGCATACTTCGGTTCTGGTTTCTCTTCTCCGGTAAGGAAAGAACCAGCCGCCATAACTGCGTCAGCAAGTTTAGCGAACGGATAGGCAATGACGGTCTTTGCGCCTTCAAGCACAGCCTCGCCTGTAGTGCGTTGCTCTTCCTCTTTCTGTTGTCGCAACGTACCAGCTTGGTTCTGTAGCAAGCCACCTAACTCTTTATCTGCTTTAGCCTTCTCGCCTACGGTACTTCTGAAAATATCATACCGTGTCGCTTCGGATGTAGTACTAAGCCCGCCGTTAATTGGTTTGACATAGCCGGAAATACTGGACAAATCAGAAGTACTAATAGCTCCGGCTTTAATAAGCGAGTCAATTTCGCCGGATACCTTTTCGGGTTTCGCCGAAGGGCCGGAATAGAAAGTGCGGTCTCCGTTGTCTTCCTCGATGGCAACAACGCTGAAGTCACCGCGATCAGCAGCCGCGACACGAGAGTCACGAACTAGCTTGCGGTCGCCGATGATGTCAGCTACAGGCTGGCGGAACTCTTCTGCACGGTCAGGTGCAAGTTGTTTCATCGAGAGATATTGCGTGAGATTCTGTACGCGAGCATCGTCCTGTTGCCCTTCGGCCTTCAAGTAGTCCAACACAAAACGCGCATCCGCATCATCGTTCTTATCCGGTCCGACAATACTAGAGAAGATTCCGTTACGGTCTTCTTCGGTCATGTCTTCGGTAAAGACTTCCTCGTTAAGCCTGTCTTGTACTCCGGCAGCGATTTCGCTATCGGTTTCAGGATTCAGGATACCGGCTTTGGAATAGTTCAGCCGGACGTAATCCGTGTACTTCTTAATGTTGCTTACGGGATCTTCCGCGAGTTCTTCTTCCTCTTCGGTCCAGTCGTCGTACGATTTAATTTCCAGCATGGTGGGAATTTAGTTTGGTGTTGTGTTGTTTAAGGTGGTGTTCCCAGTAGCGGGTTCACGGTAGGAGATTTTTTGTACAGAGATCTAGGGCTTTGCGTTGTGGTACCTTGCGGTGCCGACTGTCCTTTCATCACGGACTTGTAGTAGTCTGTACGGATTTTACGTGCAATGCCAAGTTTTTCTTTTGCAGTAGCTTCTGCCGCTTGGGCTTGGAGTTCGGGGGTTCCGTAGAGATCGATGACAGTAGATACCATACCGAGACTGCCTTCATCTTCGAACTCATCTATCGGCTTACCAGCATAGTCTTTGGCGAGTTTAACCTTATCGAGGTCGTCCATAAACCCTTTAGTCATTTGGAATTGGTCTGTGCTCGCTTTACGAGTCGAACCAGTTACGCCTTTCTGTGCGGAGGTGAACATCGTCTTAGCTACCTCACTCGTTCCAATCAGTGGGGCATACTGGATTCCGATCTGGCTAACAAGTTTTGGCCTCTCGTCATCGGAGACCTTATCGCTCATTGCAGTGGATAGAATCGACTGGAGTTCAGCAACTCTCTGCATGTTGCCGATCTTAGAAGAAGATTCGCGCCTAGCATTCTCTAGTTGGAGGCGAGTGATCTCAACTTTTTGTGCGTTTGCACGGACAGCTGCCTCATTAAAAAGATTCGTCTCAAGTCTCTTGCGCTCGGATTCAGCCATACGAACCTGAGTATTGAAATCAATACCACTAGATTGCAAGGACTTGAAGTAGCTACCGACCATCGGCTCCACATCTCTCTCATACGAGAAGACGTCCTCTTCGGTTTCTTCGTATTGGGCCATATAATTACTGATTACGTTTGCGAGCTGCTTCGCGGAGTTGTCTCAACGCCTCAGCGGCTTTTATAGACGACTCACGTTTTTGTTCAGCACTCATTTTAGCATACTCCTCGTCGGAAACCATAGACCTACGTTGCTCAGTGAGCGCATCACCTTTCCGGCGTGCGATCTCAGCGGCTCCTGTTTGATAAGCCGCCTCACCTTTAGCTTCACTATAACGACGAAAAGACTCAAGAGGAGAAACAATAGTAGCTGCAAGTGTACTAACCGGACTATAGTTCGGGTTGAAAGCCTGAACTGGTGTTGGTACAACATCTCGTACAGCCGCTCCTATAGTCGGTGCAATACCAGCTTCGTTGCGTTCAAGAATTGCTTCCATCTTCTCATCAAACAGTTCTGGGTTCTTGTTGTACTTGTACGCTTCCAAAATAGGTTCGGCCACTTGAGCAATATTACCGAGACGGCTAACACCTTTTAAGACTTTACTGCCGAGTACCTTTCTACCGAAGTCGGCGGCTTTCTGTGCCCCGCTTCTTTCAGCTGCCGCTTGTAATTTTTTAAGTGCGTCAGTTGATTTTGTTCCCGCTTCTGCTGCTTTTTGGGTTACTGTCGCAAGACCTTTAGCTAGAGGAGATCCTTGAGTAGCTCCTTTAGCTAGTTGCTGCATTTTAACAGTAGCGCCTTTAGCTTTGTTATACTCTTCGAGGAGGGATTTAGACTCCCTACCTAACGAAGTTCGCGTGCGACCACCAGCTTCGGCTATAGCATCAACTTCTTTATTAATAGCGCCCTTGCTATATTGGCGCATAAGATTGGCTGCAAGACTTCCTCCTTGGGCTGCTTGGAGTGCTGCGTTCCGACCCCCCTCGTTAAAGCCAGTAGCTCCGGCGACTACATTACCAACTTGTTCCCTAACGGCTTGTTCTGGGGTTTGTGTTGGCAACTCGGCGGCGGCGGTCTGCGTAGCTGAAGGTGGTTTAGGAGTCGTCGGTGTAGTCGGCGCACCAGCAAGTTCCTTCGGCGGACCATATTGTTCCGGCACTGTTTTGAGTGCTTTATCTCGTTCGCCAATTTCTTGCAGTCGTTTAAACGCGCCCTGAACAGCAGCGTCGGCGTCATTGAAAGACAGTCCAGCTTTAACACCAGCTTGCATGGCGCGTTGGCGACCTTCCGGTGTGTTGAGGGAACTCTCCGCACCAAAAGCCATCGACTTACTCATGTCTTTATCGAACTGCTTCAAAGGGTCAGCATCTAGTGCTTCTTTACCTTGAAGTTTACGCACGGCGTTCATCTGGTCAAAGCGTGCTTTGTCGCCGTAAGTCTTAAAGCCGCCCAACATTTCTTTATCTCGCCTACGGGCTTCAGCAAAATAACGTTCAGCTGGCGTGGCTTGAGAGAAAGAGCGTGCTTCTTCACCAGCTGCCATGGCTTGCTCCTCGGTAGCGCCTTCAGCTTGGGCTGCACGTTTAGCTACATCCGCAGCTCTAGCGGCCATTTCCGCCGAGTCTATTCTCTTTTTCTCTTCAGCGTCGGGGATATTAGGTCCGTATTTCTGCTTGCGTTCTTCTCTTTTAGCTTCACGAACAGAGCGTTCTGCCGCTAATTGCTCTTGTGATTTATACTTTAATGACATAATAATTACCAGTTGTAGTTACACGCCCACCATTTGGGCGTTAGTTTGTTCTTTTCGGAAGAACAGTTCATCCGAGACTTGAAATTAGCGCGACGTTTCTCGCTCTTGTGTTGCAGGAAATCCTTGTATCCGCGCTGACCGAACTTCAGTTTGCGCACCTTGTCTCCGCTCTTCGCCAACACGACATATTTTTTAGGGTCTCCAGCAGGGGCCTTCCTCGGCTTGTTAAAACCGGAAAACAATTCACCGTGGTATTTGATCTTACCGTCGGGGGTTCGTTTGAATTGAGCGGGCACGAGGGAGATACTGGTTTATTTTTGTCAAGAAATCAAGCAATAATTTTCTGACATTGAACTGGACCCTGTACCCTTTATCCTGTACCTTCTTGCCTGATGCTCAAAAGTGTGCACATCGCCGGATACAGGATACCGATTAAGGTCAAGGATCTGGAAGACACGTACGGTCAGTACATACCGGACAGCAAAGTCATTGAGCTGGACAGGAAGACGATACAGGATGCGAAGCTCCTTAAGGAGACGCTACGCCACGAAATGGTTGAGGCTGCGCTGTACCTGTCTGGGGCCGCGTACAGCGATACCTACAACCAAGAGCCAATCGTCCGCGCTTTGGACGAACTCTTCTGGCCCGCATGGGAGAAGGTCAGCAAAAGGCTTTGATACCAATCGGTACGGCCAGACCCCTACATTATAAATACTCTAGCCTTTAGGTAATTCATAATAACTCATTAATTCATATTGATTGAATTACTGAGTTATTATGAATTACCACACTTCCTAGAACTCTTCAAACTTTTCTGACGTGCGTCTCCTGCAATTCACTTGCATTATGAATGGTCAGATCTGTATTCGATCGACCACATTTTACGGTTGTTGTCGTTCGCCGACAGCAAAGTTGCGTAGAGTGCAACCTACCCGTTCTAATCGTACACCAGCTGAGTGTGTTTTGATCTACTGACGACATCGAGATCTCGCATGGTCCTCGGCATCGACGCGCCGAACAGACCTGCCTCCGTCTTCTTGGGCGGGTCCACTGCAAAAAGTCCGTGCCGTTGCCTTGCGAGATCGAGCGTGATAAAGGCGGCATCCGCAATGTCCGGTGACTGCCCCATCCGTTGCTTGAGTTCGGCTTTGGTTTCGACTTTGACTCGCAGGGTACCGGATTTGACCATCTCGTACCGTCGCACGCACATCTCCTTCGCCAGCACGTCTGAGATGCCGCGCAGCTGTTGGGTACGTAGGAACTCTTTGCCGACGAACCAAAGCTCCGACACGCGGTTGGTGTACAGCTCCTCGCCTGTGAGTCTGCTGTTCATGCTTACCCGTCTGTCTGAAGCCTTGCCGCCGAACTGGACACGCAGGAATTGATCCGACCATTCTCCGGCAAGCACGTCGCAGAACGGAGAGCCAGCACCAGTCGAGTCAACCGCTACGTTCTCCGGCTTGATCCCTAACTTCTTACACATGTCTCTAATTTGGTGGACAATCTGGTACGTTCTCGGTACCGCCTTATTGGTAGCGTCGTCGTTCAGATGGTAGTAATCCTCGAACTGTGCGCCGTACTGCCCGTCCGTGAACTGACCAACCCTCATTGTGTACAGGATCGTTCTGTCGCCTCCGTTGGTGAATGCGGGGTCCACTCCAGCAAGCAAGGTAGTAGGCCCGACAAACTCCGTACGCTTCATGGCACTAGCCTTCAGGATCTCGGACTCGCCGTAGATACCTTCTGCCTCATCGCTGTCGAAGAACACGGCACGCACCATTCGCATGTAGGCCCTACTGGTTTCACCCAACAGTGCCTTGTCCTCTGCGATCTTCTCAATTGTCGGCAAGAACGGGTAGACCGTGTAGCCAGCCGCCACATTGGGACTTCGTTCGCCGTCGAGTCGGATATACTTGCCGCCCCACTTTGTGACCCACTCGTCGTCCACATCCGGCGTGATAGACTCCCAGCCGTCTTTTGGCGTTGACCAAATACCGAACGAATCAAACCTACTGGCGGGGTTGGATAGACCCTTGAACTCAAATCGGGGGTTCTTACTCAAGTTGGCAAGAGCTGCTTGCTGAATTGCTTCACTGAGTTCTCCTAATTCGTCACCAATTAGTAGTACGTGTTTTTGTTTGAGACCGATGAACTTGCCAATCGCCTCTCGCGTACGGCTCTTCTCCGCCGCAATGAGGGAGAGACCAGCCCTATCGAAGGTCTGACCGTTCTCATCAATGTAGTTTGCCGATCCGATTGAATCCCGAATATTGATCGGGGCTCCGTCAATGACGGACAGCAGCGAGATAACCGAACCCCAAATCCGCTTACGAGCTTCCCGCAAAGTGGTGCTGGTCATCAGAACAAGGGTGTCCCTCGGTTTCGCCAGCCATGTGATAATGCCGTAGCCAGCGAGGGTATGGCTCTTGCCGCTCGACGCAGCACCACCTACTGCAAGGTACTTGTTCTCGATGCACTCACGGATGATCTGTTCCGCCCACGGATGCTTGAGGAACATGTGTTCTGGTAGGTCGTCCCTGTTCCACAGCAGATCGGCAACCCGCCAGAAGTAGAACTCTTTGGCTTTGTTGGATGGGTGGTTAGCGAAGCCCCACAGCAATGCGGTAATCGTATTGGTAATCGGAATCAGGAAACCTCCGACATCCATCTTGTTACTGGCAGGATCAATCCTCGGTTCGAGTACTGAAGTTGTTACTTTGTCTGGATCGTATTTTCGCGGTCGGCCCATGTGGGCAACATAGCTAAACAAAAAAGGTTTGACAAGTAATTGTTTTTGCCGTTATGTCGGTCCTAACGATGCCTAAAGCAAAAGAGAAAAAGTTGTCGCCGACCGCAGCAATGCGAGAAGAGCGTACTGAGAAGAGACAAGCTAAAGCCGCAAAGGTTCAGCGAGCCATCGATATGTATAAAGGCGGCGTAATTAAAATGCGTATCGCCGAAGAGCTGGACATCAGCTTCGATACCGTGTGCCGTTGGCTCAAAGACGTTGTACTCGACACACCAGACGAAACCGAACCCTTTGCCAAGAACCTTGAGGAATCTACAACCGCTGTGGTAGCCGATGCCAAACTGGCAGCACGCGATCAAGAGCAGCAGTCGTTACTTGAGGTGGCAGAGAATCAGTCCAGTCCGGCGGACAAGTATCAGGCTTATGTCGCCGCCTCTGCCATTAAAATGCTACGAGACAATCTGGCTAACGTCAGAGGACCGCGAACTGTACGGGAACTCAGCGAGCTAGACCAGCTCATCCGGCGCAACCTCGGCCTCAATCCGAAAGGCGGCAGCGGCGGGTCCGGTTCGCTTACCATTGACGTCTCGATCCTCAACAACAGCAAGGCAACAAACGGCGGCTCCACTTCTGTGGTCATAGACGCGGAGGAGGCTGACGATGATTGACGCAGATTTCGAGGGCGGTTCATTGGACAACGTTGAGGATGCCATCGCCCAACTGGACAGCGCAGGTAGGCCATACATCATGTTCCTTTTATCTACAATGACCGACGGAAGAATCATTACCCAACTCACGCCCAATGCGAA